CTACGCCGCAATCGCCTTGATCGCGTGGCGACGACGGATGGCCACGCCGGCCATGCCGAAGCCGGCGATCATCATCGCCCATGTCGCCGGTTCCGGAACCGCCGAGATGGTGATGTTGTCGAGATAGCCGCCCAGCGAGTCCGACGCGCCGGTAGCCGCGAACAGCACCTGATCGCCGGCGTTGGCCGTGAAGTTCACCGTATGCAGCACCCAGTCGGTGGTCGAACCACCGTCGCCGGTGATCTCGCCCGGCGGGTTGAGCATGTTGCCGCCCACGAACAGCGTGATGCCGTTGCTGCCCGAGCCCACGTTCGGACGCGGCGAATAGAGGAAGCTCATGGTGTACGACCCGCCGGCGGCGAGGGTGTAATACATGGAGCTGTTGGAATTGCTGTCGAGTTCGACGAACTTGGCGCCGCCGTCGGGCGCCGGAGCGCCGGCGACATTGTTCTGGACTTCGATGCCGGCGGTTCCCGCACCCTTGGTCCAGCCGTCCGCCGAATTGACGATCACATAGCTGCCCGGGGCGACCGCTACGCTTTCGAAGTCGGATTGCAGAATGATCGTCGCAGCCGAAGCCGAACCGGCGACCGCGAGCGCCGCCGCAGCGACGCCAGCCATGATAGCCTTTCGCATAGGATACCCCACCTAAAAAGACAGCGTTCAACGAACGCAATCCCGCCACTTGTGTTAATTATTAATAATGTGTCAACCGGAAATCGCGGCGCGCCGATGCCTGCCGCGATTGGAGGCCGGCCTTGGGAGAGGCTCGGCTATGGGCGTCCCACATTATCGCCGGATGCCAATTACGTCAGCGCCGCCGCCAATCTCGCCAGGGCATCCGCCGATATCTCGCGCAATACGGCGTCGGGATTTCTGAAGACACCGCTGTTCGCACCGTGTTCGGAACACTCGACCTCGGCGATCCAGCATCTCTCCTTCGTGGCCGCGGCGATCATCGGCTGGGCGGTCTCGAACACGAACTGCGCGAGCCGCTCGCAACTCGTACCTGGAACGAGGCGCACGTTGGCCAGACCGAGTTCGCCCAACCGGACAAGGTCAGCGCGGAAGGGATCGTCCTCCGCGACCAACAAGGAATGATCGAAGGTCTCGTGCAGCCACGTCCGGATCCGACCAAACCCGGATCGACCGAAATCCACGACCCAGCCGCGCGCATCCAACTGCTCGGCCGCGAAGACGAACCTGAAGCCGAGGGAGTAGCCATGCAGAACCGCACAGTGGCTATCGGCCGCCCACTGGCGCATGGCGCACGAGAGGCCGCGTTCGGATGCGTAAGTCTTGGTCGATAGCCATGCCATCAGCGCGCCCTCTCCGGCGCATAGTCGGCGAGTCGGCCGTCGCACCGATTGACCGGGGTCAATCAGGATCAGCTCCAGAGGTTCGGCTGGCTTCGCAACGAAGCTGGGGCGGGCCTGTCGGCGTGTGGTCCACGGCGCCCTGGCTCGGCTCATCGAAGAAGAGAAACAGCCTGCGAACGCAACATGCAGAGCGTTGGTAGCTGGGGGCTGCTTCAAGCTGTCCCCACCTTGGCGATCGCCTGTTAGATCGGGCCTGCGACAACACGAGCCAGCCCTGGCGCCGCAACGGATGCGCCGCCGCGAACGCCGTTCGTGGCGCTGCGCCGCTTGACTCCGATGTTCCAAATTTGTTCACGTCCGCCACATGAGCGGAAGCGGACAATTCCCGCCGAAGGGCTGGACGATCGACGCCGGCTACATCGCCGAGGTGTCGACAGTGCTCGGCTACTATCAGCGGCGCTGCAACGTCGTCGGCCGATGCCAGACACAGGAATGCAGGCGCACCTATCGTTTCGAGTACGACCGGCTCCTCAAGCAGGGCCTGGCCGACGTCTCGGCCGCCCAGATCATGCGGGCGCTCCGCTGCAACAAGCTCGACGGCTGCGCGATGGAGTTCAGAGAGGAACCTAGCCTGACGATCACGCTCGGCCAGCTCGCCGGCATGGCCAATGTGGGCGCCCTGGTCAGATGTATGGGGTGCGGAGGAAAGCGGATGACAACGCCGGCGGCGTTGCTGCGCCAGCTCGTCGAGCATGGCAAGGCCGATGCGGCGACATCCATCAAGAACATCGGAAAACTGATCACCGGCCCCTGCGCCAAATGCAACGCCAGCAGGTGGGACGTCATGTTCCCCTGGCACGATCCGGCCCAGAACCCATTCCCCCACTGGCGCAAGGAACTGGACCAACGCATCGCGGACGCCCAGCGCCGCCGAGATCTCGATCGCGGGCTGGTCGCCTGATCATGGCCAGGTCAGACACCCCGATTGCAGTGATGCGCTACCATGACCGCCTGCAGGTCAAATGCCGCTGCGGACACCAAGGCTCGTTCAGCCAGGCCGAAGTGGCGCAGGTGTTCGGCGATGACGCGACCCTCGAGGATATCAAGCGGCGCCTGCGGTGCAGCGCCTGCTCCGAGATCGGCCAGGTCGAGGTTTCGATCTGATCGGGGGCGCCCCCAGCCGAGAAAGCCCAATCCTGCGGCGCGTGGGGTGTCGAGGGTGGGATCGACACCCCTTAAACGCCGCGCCCGCCACCCCTCAAACGGCCTCGCGAGTATCGCAAGACCTCAGGGTGGCAGGCCCGTTTCGACACCATATCAGTGTTGGTCGCTGGCTGTGAATATCGTCGCGGCCCCTGCGCGCTTCCCGGTCCCAAAGAGAGATGGGGCCGGCTCGCGAATCACGGAGCGGCGCGGCTATGACCTCGGCCCATGAAACAGCACACCGGCTCCGAAATTCGCTCGATCATGACCGACATGCCGGCCGAGGTGATCGAGAGCCTGAAGGCGGCGCACGCCGAGCACCAAATCACGGAGCACGAAGCGCGCTGGTGGGGCTATCTGATGTTCGCCCACACAGGCGCCTACGAGGGGACCGCGTACACGATCAAGGTGATGACCGGCGACGACTTCACCCAGCACTTCCTGCCCTACGTGCTCGCGGATCGTGAGAGCAGCAAACGGTATGGGCTCGTTCGGCGGCCCTGGCCGGACAGCGGTTTTGATCGGAGTTGATGGCCGCTCGGACGTGGAAGGAAATCCGCCACTTTCTGACGTATCGGATTTGTTCGACAGGCGGCGATTTTCGGAGCTTCAATGACAAAAGGCCCCGCCGGCCGGAGCCAGCGGGGCCATAGCTGAGAACGCCGATGCGGCGCGTCTGCAAGATCAGTACGGCGGCCAATCGACCGCCGGCCCCTCCTGGTGCTGCGTTCGGCTCTGATTGAGCCGCACCGCGTTGAACGCCACCTCCCGCCAGAGCGGGTCGGTCCCCTCGGTCTCCATCGCCATCAGGAACACCGCGTCGCTCTGCAACTTGGTGAACCGCAGGTCCTCGCGCAGGCAGTCGTGGACGGCGCTGGACTTGATCATCCGCCGCGTGGCCCCGACCAGCGCCAGCACGCCGGTCGGATCGCTCACCACGTCGGTCTCGAACCCCTCGGGCACATGCACGCTGAGGCCCGAGCCCACGAAGCCGATCTCGTACCGGAAGCCGTCGCGACCCGCGCCGCGGATCGCGAAGACCGGCCGGCCGCCGCGGGTCTTCGGCCGGCCGTCCGGCAGATAGACCCGCTCCCAGCGCGCCTCGGTGAAGCTGCTCACGGCTCGGACGCGGCCGGGATCTCGGCCGCCGGGGACGACGCAACCGCCTCGGCCGAGGCCGCCGCCCGGCAGGTCTTCACGATCTTCACCGTCCCGCTGGGCGGCATGGGCGAGGCGAACGTCATCATGGCCTCGACCTCCCGGTCGCAGCCGTCGTTCAGCGCGCGCACGCCCTCGACCAGGGCGGCCGGGCTCGACGCACATGCGCCAAGGCTCAGCGCGGCGCAGCACGCCGCGATCACAGAGAGTCTCATATTGTCCTCTTAGGGTCCGGCAGGCCCGCCGGCGGGGCGCCCGAACGGGCGGATCGTCACTCGCGCCAGATCAGCCCGGCGCGCTGCGTCTGGGTCCGGCGGTCGGCCAGGCCGATCAGCCCACCATTGATCCGCCGGGTGATCAGCTCGATGTCGTCACGGTCAGCCAGGGCGTTGCAGCCCCTGCGGTTCCAATAGGCCGCCGCGGCCTGGGCCGCCGCCTTCGGCTCGCCCAGCAGCTCGGGCTGCGCCACCAGGTCGAGCCCGGTCCAGATGCTCGAGTCGAAATAGTTCTGGCGACCCGTCGTCATCAGCAGGCCCCGGCCGCGATAGCGCCAGCCGTCATCGGGGCCGACATTGCCCAGGCGCCCGCCATAGACCTTGTTCGCCAGGGCGCGCGGATTGCGGGCGTAGGGCGCGGCGCTGGCCACGCTCGGAAAGCGCCCAGGCCAGACCTCACACAGCCGGTCGGCGCTGTAGCTCAACGCCTCCTCCAGCCGCGTCAGCCCCATGCTCTCGTGATGCACCTGGCCGAGGAAATGGCGCAGCCGCCGCGGCGTCGTGATCTCGAACCGCCGGCACGCCGCATCCAGCGCCGGCGCCATGGCCAGGACATCGCAGCGCGGGGCGAAGCGCTGGAGCTGGGCCGCCGTGATCAGCGCGCCCGTCATCGCTCCGCCTCCGGCCGCTGGCGCTGCAGGTTGACCAGCAGGGCGACCGAAGCCAGCGCCAGGGCCGAGTAGACCAGCGCCTCGGGCGCGCTGGCATGGGCCGCGCTCTTGACGATGCTGACCACCCGGCCGCCCAGGGTGATCGACACCAGCATGATCGACAGCCGCACGAGCGCCGGACCGCTGAAGAACGCCTCGCGCTCCGGCTTGAGCAGGTCCGCGCGCAGGCCGAGCGCCACAGCCGCCACGGCCGCCGCCGTCGCCGCCCAGACGTCGACCAGGGGAAGGCCGAGCGCGGTCATTTCGCCCGCTCCCGCACCTGGCGCTCGCCCCAGGCCCGCACCAGCTTGTAGGCGGCCGGCGCCAGCACCCAGGCGAACGCCCCGATCACGAATCCGAGGCCATGGGCGTCGCGCAGGCTCTCCCACGGCACGAAAGCGGCGATGTTCGGCTGCAGGAAATAGGCGACCAGCAGGCCGCCGATCATCGCGCACGCCGCGTTCAGCGCCGCCCGCAACAGGTCCTGCCGGCCGATCGGCTGGCCGGCCATCAGCAGCCCGGCCGCATTGACCAGGCCATAGAACGCCCCGCCCGCCAGCGCCGACAGCGCCGCGGTCAGGCGCTCGGGATCGAGCCCCATTTGAAGTCCCCTTTTCTCAAAGAAATGTCGAATGCGCGCAGCGAGCGCCGCTCGCCGCGCGCGGGCGAGCGCTTGACAACTGCAACTTGCAGGACTCACCTGCCCTCAGCTCGGAGGGTTAACGATGATCAAACATCTGGCCACGGTGGCCGTCGCCGCCTTGATGATGGGGACAGGTTCCCCAGCGCTCGCCCTCACGACCATCGTCAATTTCACTGTCACCGGGGGCTTGTGGGATCAGGCGGCGGGAACGCAGAGCCCGTTCGGAATGACTGACCAGCCGAGCTTCACAGGCTCGCTGACTCTCGATAGCGAGGCGGCGAACCCGTTCGTAGCCTTCACCATGGTCACGGGAACCAAGTCCTGGACCCTGGCCGACCTCAACGAGTATTCCGGTGCCCACTTCAACGCCGACGATCAGCCCAGCTACTTCTGGCTCTCGTTCTTTGGCGGTCCGATCGGCGACGGAAACATTGAGTCTCTGCGCAACGTATCCATCTCCGATGGCCCAAACTGGATTAGATGCCGCGGCTGCATCACGATCGACGGACTTAGCCCCGGCCCCGCTCCCGCGCCCGTTCCTGAACCCGCGACCTGGGCGATGATGATCATCGGTTTCGGGCTGGCGGGGAGCACCCTGCGCCGCCGTTACGCGAAATACTCTTCGAACAACTCCGAGCCGTCGGGCCGATACCTTCCGCTGTAGGTCCCATCAGGCAACCTCGCTCCGGCCGTTGAGCTTTGCGCCTTCGGCCGGGCGTCGTCGCCGTACGGATCGTCGAACACATCCTCGACGGTGATCGTGCTGACGCCGGTCACGCCCGAGCCATAGCCCTTCGAGTTGACCGCCCCGAGCGTCGCAAACCAGCCGTCCGTTTGTTTGAACGAGACGCAGTTCGCATGCGTCCGGCCCACGCCCGGAGCTGTTAGAGCCGCCCCCTGCGGGCTGATGTTCAACCCGATGACGCGATCAACGACGTTATGGCCCAGGCTCGAGTAGCCCGAACCGGCGTTCCAGTCGGAGTTGACGAATGACACCGCCCGCTGGACGACATGTTCATCCTGGATGGCCTTCAGGTAGCCGCTTTGAGGCTGGATCGGATCGGCTAGGCCGGTGAGCGGATCGACCCACCCCAGGCCACAGTCAACCCAGGACGAGTTCTCAATGAAGACGTCGCGGCGGTGGCCGTCGCCGCAGGCGATCGGCGCAGCTCCGATCATTTTGCCGTCAAAGCCGAAGACGCAAACATTCTCCACGCCCGCGCCCTGGCCGCCCACTCCCGACCATGACATCGGAAGCGAAACGGCGTGGATGTCCATCCGGCTGATGCATTCAACAGGCACGTTCCGTGTCATGTTCACCGTCCCGAAGGGGCTGGCCGGCACCAACTCCGGGCGCGACAGGAACTCGATAGACAGGCGGCACGGCGTCTCCGGCTCGATCAACTGCCAGCCCGGCTGGGTGTTCGCCCAGGCGACGAACGCCGAGACGCTCCAACTGCGGTTGGCCGCAGAGTGGTAGACCGTATAGGTCGACGCCACGCCGTCGACGATCAAGCTGATTGACGTCACCCCACCATTGGCGCCCGCCACCGCGAACTGCGCCGCCCCCGTTCCAGTATAGGTCACGGTGAAAGCGGGGTTCTTGAGGCGCAGTCCAGAGGTATAGCCGCCGGCGCCTCGACTGCGGCAGCGCCACGTCATCGCATGGCGCTGTGAACACTCGTAGGCCGAGCCGGAGACGTCCGGCATGTCGCAGTAGCGCGCCAGGCTGTAGCGGCTGATCGCGCCAGCCGGCAGTCCGTTCACGGGGTCGCCGTCGCACTCCATGAAGTAGGTGTTGCGCTTGTGGTTGTCGGCGGCCGAAGCGTCCGTGAAAATCCATTGCGGCGTCGTCTGGCGACCGTTGATCAAGGCATACTTGCCCACACCCGACCCGACCTGCGGCACGCCGCCCACATCAGGCCCGCCCAACTCCGAGGCGATGAACCGGCAGCCCTCAAAGGCAAGTCGGCCTTCCGACTGCTGGCGAAGGGTGAATGGCGTGCCGCCGGTGTAGCCGAGCCGGCTGCGATCAATGACCAGAGGCGTACCGATGTTGCCCTTGAACCAGGTCGCCCCAAGGTTCGAGCGCGAAGGGACACCGCCGACAAGTCCGCCGCCGATGACGGCGTTCACACCCTGCGCCACCTGGATCGTCGGCCACTCACCCGGATCATCCCAGATCGACGCGATCGGGCCGTAGGCGTATTCGCCGTCTTCAATGAGCAGGATACGCGAACGGCTTCCGCGGTTGCCGGCTTGTGAAATGAAGTTCATCGCGGCGCCAAGGCCGATGTAGTCGGCGCCGGGAAACCCTGGCGTGAGAGCGCAACTGACCGTCCGCGCGTACTCCTGCGCGCTGACGTAGACGGTCCGACGATAGAGCGTCCGAGACGTGATCGCTGAGTTCTTCGCGAAAGCCGTGACCGACAACGCCATCGCGACGTTGGCGAACCCTAGCGCCAGGATCGGAGCTGGGTCGAACGGGACCACATAGACCTTGTCGGTCCGCGTATTCCCCAGCACGTCAGTCCAGGTCCGCGTCACTCGATCACGAACCACGACCGCTTCGCCGCCCTCCAGAACCAGCTCGATCCGGTCTATGCCCCCCTTGGCGCGCGCCCAGAACATCATCTCGCGGTGCTGGAAGATGGTTTCGAAGTCCGGGTCGAGGGACCACAAGCCGCAGCATGCTTGGCCCTCGACACGTACCGTCTCCGCAGGGATGCCGCTCGCGAAGCCTTGACCGAACGCGCCGGCAAATAGCGGCCCTGGCATTGGCGATGCGACGGGCGTTCCCGGCCCGGCGCCGCTGCCGCCTCGGCGCTTCTTGAGATCCAACTTGAACTTGGCGCCAGCCATCATCAGGGCTCCCGGAACACGAGGATGTCGGTGACCCAGTTGCGGTTGGTCGACAGGGTCGGGTTGTAGGTGCGCGGCGCGGCGTCGCCGGCCGGGACCACCTGGTAGGCCAGGTGCAGCAGCCAGTGGGTGCTGGTCGGGGTCGAGCCGATGCCGGTCCACCCCGCAGGCTCGGTGATTTCCGAAGCGGCGGCGGCGCCGGCGAGTTCGACCATGCCGATGACGAACTTCGCTTTGGCCTCGGTCAGAGCTGGGGAAGTGATCGACGGCTGATTGGTTGAGGGCGCGGTGAACGTCCCGGCCAGGCCAGTCGCGTGACGCACGTCCAACACCCACCCCGCCCCGCCGGGGGCGCAGAAGGCCAGCAAGGCGTGGCGACCCGACTGACCCGCCGTCGCGGTGAGCAGTTCGCCGGCCTCCAGCTCGGCGGCGAGATCGGCCCAGAACAGTTTCTTTCGGCCGCCCTGGTTGATGGAGGCTGCGGACTGCCAGGAAAGCCCCGCCGAAGGCCCGTTGGCGATGCCGATCGGCTCGATGGCGGAATGGGTGTCGAAGTAGACGTAGAGCCGCGAGCCGGCCGGCGCTGACGCGACTGTGGCCTCTTCGAGCACCTGAGCCCCAACGGACAGGGCCTTGGCCGCCAGGAAGAACGGCGGCGATTGGGGCGCCGGCTGCGACTTGCCGCCCACGCCCGTCAGAAGGAGGCCCATCAGTTCCCCCGATATCCAAGATTGACGACGAGGCCGGTGGCCGGCGCGCTCGCGCCGGTCGCCGTCGTCGTGCCGGCCACGACCAGGCCAAGCGGAAAGACGAGCGCCAGGCCCGAGAGGTTCGCCTTCTCACCCGCGGAAAGGCCGATGGACCGAACCGGCGTCGTGGTCCCCAGGGTCACGGCCCCAGCGGACGCCGCGTTGAAAAACTGAAGGTATGCTTTGGCCGCGGGGTCCGGGTTCTCGACGAAATAGTCGGTCAGGACGACGGCGCCGCTCGCTACGAGATATTTCGTCTCGCCGGCCGCAGCGTTGAAATAGGGCGTTGAGGGCGAGAGTTGGGTTTCCGCCGGCTCGGTTGATCCAGCGGTCTCGGCGATCGTCGCCAGATGGCCGTTGGCCGTCGTCAGCGCGCTCACCGCCGCCGTCAGCCGCTCGTTCTGGCGCTTCAGCAGGGCGATCTGCGAGCAGGCGCCGGCGTCGGTTGCGCAGCTCGCGTCCGCCGCCGCGCCGAGACCGGCATAGATCGCCGCCAGCGACCCATTCCCCGTCGCCTGCGCCGCCGCCGTCGCCGCCCCGCTGGGCAGCGGCAGGGCCGCGGCCGAGACCGGCTGCGTCGCCGGCCAGAACGTACCCGTCACCGAGAGCGGCGCGGCGAGCTGTCCGCGCACCGCCTTCATGATCGCGATCAGCGAGGCGTTGCCGGTCCCGGACCACGCCGAATCCGACTTAGCTCCCAGCGCCTGGTCCGCGCCGTCTGCGATGCTGGTCGGCCCACCCGAGCCGCCGCCCCCGGAGCCCGAGCACCCGGTGATGCAGATGATCGGCAGAGGAGTGTCGGGCGTGACCGGCGTCGCCGGCTGGCCCGGCTCCCCGTACGCCACCGCGCTCTGCGGCACATATCCGGACGGGGTCGCCACCGGCTTGGGCGGCGCGGCCCAGGCGCTGGAGGCGCACGCAAGCGCAATCGCGATCGGCCAGATGGCCGCGCGGGCGAAGATCTTCATCGATTTTCTCCAGGAAAGCGGCGAGCGCGAGGGCTCGCCGGGGTCGCGCACGTCGTGCGCGTCAGGCGAGAAGTGCGGCGGCCCGGAACAGGTTGTCGATCTGGGCGTCCGTAAGCCCACGAGCCGTCATGAAGGCCGTCAGCGTCGGATGGTTGCGATAGAAATCCGAACTATCGGCGTAGTAGATTTTCAGGTCCTCATCGCCGCTCGCTGCGATAGCAGCCTCGAATCCCTCAAGCAGTCCTTCCGCCTGAAGCGCGCGCCGAGCCTGCATCCGTGACACCTTGAGCGGCACAGGCGGAACGGCCTCGGGATCGTCGGTCGGGAGCCGGACGCTCCCCATGATGCGAACCATGATCGTCAGTTCCAGGCTAGGGCGACAGCGCCGATGTCGATGATCTCGGGCGCGATGGTCTCCACGCGCCAGCGCATGTCTGAGCCGGGCGGCTGCCCGCTGATGTCGACGCCGAGCGCCTCGTACATGGTGAAGCCGCCCGCCGTGTCGCGGGCCTGCAAGGTCGCCTCGCTCCAGGTCACGCCATCGTCGCGGCTAACATGGCCCGTGAGATTGGCCCCGGGCGTGATGACGCCGCTCGACGCCGCCGCGACGATCAGCGAGGCGCGGGTCGGGACCGAGTACGCGCCCAGGGCCACGCTGCGCAGGTCCATGTCCGCCGGGGGCGAGCTGTTGGTGAACTCGACCTCGCTGATCATCATCTGGCCATTCTGAGCCGTGTGGTAGTCCGAGACGTAGATCCTCACGTACTCGTAGTAGGTCGGGGCGACGATGATGCGCGTTGACGTCCACTGGCCGGGCGTTGGTGAGCCGCTTGCAACATCCAGGTCGCTCCACGGCCCGGCGGCCGAAGCGGCCCCCTGCAATTTCCAGCTCATCGGATAGCCGTAGTTCCCCCATCGGAAGCGATACGTACCGACGATGTAGCCAGCCGGCATTTTCCGACGCCACCAATGCGGCGCAGACCCTCCGGTCGGCGTGACGAAACCTGTGCTGTTGGAACCGTCCGCCGCCCGCCAGGCGCCCTGGCCGACATCCTCTGCGTCCGCGGCGACCTCATGCCCGGCCGGGGCATTGTTCGCCGTCATCCGCGGCAGTTCGGCCAGGCCGTTATAGGATTTGCCGACGCCATCATAGAACTCGCCGCTCGACGCCGCCAAGTCCACGCCGTCCTGGCTCTCGAACGTGTCGGCCCATCCGTGCGGCGTGCCGACCTGGTCGAGGCGCAACTCGGCGAGCGACAGCATCAGCCGCAGCACGTCGGACCGCAGGCTCGCCTCGACCGACGCCTGTCCGGCCTCGAGGGCGTTCAACCGGCTGTCGATCAGCGGCCCGTCGACCGAGGCGGCCGACGCGGCGGCCTCGCCGGCCTTGGTGGTCGCGGTCACCGCCGCCGCCTCGGCGGCGGCCTTGTCCAGGGCGAACTGGTCGAGCCAGCCCTCGACCTCGGCCTTTTCGTCGGCGAACGCCATCAGCCAGAGGCCGATATCGGCCTTGTCCTGGCCGACCGCCACGCGATCGTCGTTCGCGTCCCCCGCCTTTTCGATCGCCACATCGCGCGCGTCGAGCGCGGCCTCCGCCGCATCGCTCGCGGTCTGCGCCGCCGGGACCGTAACCCCCTCGGCCGCGATCGCCGCGTTGCGGGCCGCCACCGCCTGCGCCAGCAGCGAGGCGACCTCGGTCTGCACGATCGGCCCGCCCCAGGCCCCGGCCGCCCGAGCGTACCAGTCGCCGGTGTCGAGCCGCAGATAGGCGTCGCCGTCAATCCCAAGGCCCGGGTCCGGCGCCCCGACGCCGCTCAGCACGCCCTCGCCGCGATCCCCGCTCGGCGCGAACAGCAGGGTCAGGCTGGCGCCGTCCGCCGGCGCAGCCGCGCCCGCCAGGTGCGCCACCGGCAGCTCGTGATAGCCCCCCTGCGCGGTCGGCGCGCCGGTCAGACGGAAGACCAGCGGCGCGGCCGTGCTGCCCGCCTGGATTACCAACAGACCCTTCTGCACCGAGGTCGAGGCGCCCATGCCGGCGAACAAACCGCTCAGATCCCCGCCGGTCGCCCCGACGTCGTCCACATAGAGCCTGGCCACCTCGGCCGGCGCGGCCGCGTCGAACCGCAGCTTGCCGGGGCCGGGATCGGCGTCGGCCGTGGCGGCCGAGAACACATAGGGCAGCCCGCCGGGATCGCCCTTGGCCGTCACCTGCAACAGCTTGGCCAGGCACGGGAACGACGTGGCGACCCCCGCCGCATTGGTCATCGGATAGAGGCCATCGCCGTTCGGGCCGCCGGTCGCCGACCCCGCCCACCAGTCCAGGCGCTGGAGCTGGTCGAGGTTCCAGGCCCCCATGACCTGCATCAGCCGATAGGCGGTGTCCGCCGGCAGCGCGTCCTCGCCGCCCAGCCAGGCCGTCAGCATCCCGGCGAAGGCGGCGGCGAACGCCGGCTTGTCGTCCAGGGCGAGGCCCTGCCCGGTCAGTTCGTCGGCGAAGCTGACCGCAAATTGGGTGGTGGTCAGGGTCATTGCAGCCCCCCGGCCACGATGGCGTCGAACTCGGCCAAGGACGGTATCGCCGGATAGTGCTCGATGCCCGCCTCGGTCTCGCGCAGGGCGACCAGAGACACCACGCCCTCGAACGGCGTGCCGTCCAGGACGCGGGTCTGCTGATCGGTGGGCAGCATCCAGAGGTTCGCGACCAGGTGCAGCTCGGGCCCGGCGATGATCTGGCTCGCCTGACCGCCGGCATCGAACACGGCAAGTTTCACCGCTTCAGCTCCGTGATGATCATGTTGGAGGACTGGGCGACGCCCAGGTGATCGGAGCCGGCCGTTTCGGCGACGCTGATCGTGTAGGTGTGGGTTCCTGCGCCGGGCTGATCGAAGACCGAGAACGAGCCGGTGTAGGAGAAGGACTGCCGCAGCCAGAACGACCGTGTCCCGATCAAGCCGCCGTTGCGCCGGATCGTCACCAGCACGCCGGCTTCGCCGCCGCCCGAGTGGGAGGCCTGGACGTTCAGGTGCAGCGCGTGCGCCCCGCCCGTCGAGGTGAAGGACATGCTGAAGATTTGCGTGTCGGACGCACCGATGGCCGCGCCGCCTGCCGACTGCTCGGAATAGAGCATCGATGAGACCGCCCCGCCGACCAAGCTGTTCGTGACGATGGAGTTGGCCTGAACCCGATCGACCCGGAAGCTGGTCGCATGAACCTCGTTGTCGACGATCGCGAACGGGTACTTGTCGGTGACCCCGTTCGTGAACCCGATTTGCGAGGCGCTGAAAGCGATGGACGAGACCCCGCCGCCAGCGGCCAGCCTCATGCCGGCGACGCGGTTGCCGGCGCTGACCGAGAGCACATATTGCGCCTGGAGGCCGCCCACCGAACTCGCCAAGGTGGAGATGCTGGCGGTGTGCCCCCCGACCGTCGTCGAAACCGTCGAGAGCGTACTGGCCATCGCCTCGTCGGCGCCGGCGCGCACCGTCGCCTCGGACGTGATCGCCGCGTTCACCGAGCCAAAGCTCGCCTGCAGGCTGTCGCGATACTGCCCCCAGGTCATGGCGTCGGTGACCTTCAGCGTCGTATCGCTGAGCCGGAACGCCGCGCCGCCGTCGACCTCCAGCCCCATCAGGCTGACCCGGCTGAGGATGAAGGCGTCGCCCTGGCCGCGCTCCTCGATCTCGTCCAGCACGATCGAGCGGATGCGCTGGCCGTTGTAGAATGTCTCCTGGTAGAGCTGCGCGCGCTCCTCGCTCAGCCGCAGGAACGCTTCCATCATCGCCTTGTTCAGGGCCGCGCCCTGGGCCGACGCCGCCTTCAGCTCGGCCACCAATTGCTCGGGCGTCAGCCCGCCGATGGTCGTGATCCCCGGCACGCGCAGCTCGCCCGTCGTCAGGGCGATCCAGGGCGACGGCACGATGGGCCGGTCGGCGTCGCCCAGCGGGACCAGGCGCACCTCGATGTCGGCCTGGATCGGCACGCCGTTGGTCACGATCAGCTCGCCGGCGTTGACATTGTCCGTCGTCGTCGGCGCGGCGGCCGTCTGCCCGAACTTGCGCACCTCGGCGCGGATGCGCCCGATCGCCGCGTCGACCGGCGTCGCCCAGGTGAAGCGCACGGCCGGGATCAGCGTGTCGTCGCCCTCGATCTGGATCGCCTGGGCGGTCACCTCGTCCAGCACCAGCGCGCCGGGCGGCAGGGTCGGGGTATGGCCGCCGGCCGAGGGCAGCGGCAGGCCGCCGTGGCCGTAGACGGCGAACGAGGTCTCGGCCAGGACCAGGGTGTTCTCCCAGCCCTCGCTCAGGCTGTAGGACCCCACCCGGAACACGACCGGCTCGCCGTCCGTATGGCGCCGGGAGGTCCATTCGATCCAGTCGCCCTCCTCGACCTCGGCGAACCACGGCGGCAGCACGATCTTGGCGGTGCGCTCCAGCCGCGCCTGGCGCCGGCGCATCTCGCCCACCCGCATCGCCTGGCTGACCCGGGTCACGAACGAGAGCGGCAGGGTCTCCTCGCGCGGCCCCTCGGCCAGCACGTCGAGGATGTCGCGCAGCACCGGCGCGGCATGGTCGGCATAGCGCTGGGCCGGCTCGATATAGCGCGGAATGACCGTGTTCACGCGGCTGGCGTCCGACGCGAAATGGTCGAACTCCACCTCGCGGCCGACCACCAGGTCGTCGTCGGTGATCTGGACGATCGGCGTGCGCGCCTGCCCCGGCTCCAGCTCCACCCCGCCCTCGGGCTGGACGATCTTGCCGCCGCAGCAGGCCTCGAACATCGCCTCGACCTGGTCGAACGGCTGCGAGGAGCGGATCACCCCGTCCGCCAGGTAGCGCGGCTCGGTCCCGCCCTGGCCGTCGTCCACCAGCTCGTCGCAGACATTGGCCGCGGCGATGACGCGTTCCGGCGGCGCTTCCAGGGCCGACAGGCCCCGCCCGACCAGCAGGTGGCGCGGCTCGGCCACCCGGTCCAGGTAATAGGCGCCGCGCAGCCAGTTGTAGCGGACGATCGCCAGGTTCCGCGTCCACGCCCAGGTCGAGGGATCGGCCCAGCGGTGCGGCCCGTCCCCGCCTGGGACCGTCGAATCCTTGCGCGGGTCGTAGAAGCGCCCGCCCCGCAGGATCGGCAGGAACTGCGGATGGTTGCCGCCCCAGATCGGGTTTTCCGCGTCCGGCGCGTCGCAGATGTAGTCGAAAACGATATAGGCGCAGCCGGTCAGGATCGCGCCGGTCTCCGGCGCCGTGTGGCCGTGCAGCGGCGACGCCTTCCAGGCCGCCAGCAGGTCGGCCGGGAACTGCTGACCCTCCGAGCCGTCGCGCCAGTAGACGCTGAGCTGCCCCCCATAGTCGGCCACCGCCCCGTCGGCGACGAACCCTACCTCCGTGTCGTTGACATAGAAGCCCTTGAGCCCGTCGCACCTGTGGTCGGCGACGACCACGATCTTGACCACATGGTCGGTCCCGTACTTGCCGCCATAGTTGAAGGCGGCCGCCAGGCTGCCGGCGTTGGCGGTCTCGCCGAACACGAACTCGCGCGCGACCTCCCCGACATTGAGCTGGGTGATGCTGGCCTGCCGCTCCTGCGCGGCCTCGGCCGAGCTGGGCATCTTCGGCGCGAACAGCTTGTTGACGACCGCGCTCAGCCCCATCGAGATGACGGTGTTGACCACGAAGGTCGCCGCCGCCGCCACGATGCCAGTCGCCGATACGCCGATGAACGCCGCCACCGCGGCGACCGGCAGGGCCAGCGCCGGCGCAGCCGAGAACAGCAGCGCCGTCGCGATCAGGATCGCCAGCCGGATCACGTCGCGCTCCAGGCCCGGACCATGCGCGAGCGCGCCAGCCGCTGATGACCGGCCGGGCTCGGCCCGACCAGGGTGTCGCCCTCGACGATCAGCACCGCCATCGTCCCGTCCGGCCCGATCACGCCCGCAATGTCGCCGCGCTGAGCCATGGCCGGGGCGATCGGGCGCAGCCAGCCGCCCAGCGCCGCCTCCAGCCCGCCCAGCCGCGCCAGCACCCGCGCCGCGCCCCGCTCGCTCGACCACGCCGGCAGGGTCGCCGGGTCGAGCGGCGTCCCCTGCGCCTCCAGCGCCCCCAGCATGTGGCTGACGCAGTCGTTCGCATCCCGCCCCCAGGCGAACGGCGTGCGCGAACGCTGCGCCAGGTAGCGCAGTAGCCCCTCGTAATTCCGCGCGGTCATTTCGAGCCGAAGATCTTGTAGAGCGCGTCCGCGACCACCTTGGTCCCGCTGAACGCCTGCTGGCTGGTCTGGGCCGGCTTGCCGCCCCAGTAGATCGAGGTCTCCCCGGCGTGGGCGACATTGGCCATGCCGTCGTCATCGGCGTCGCACATCCGCTGGTCGGCGTTGCTGCGCATCCGCCCGCCGGCCCGGCCGAGGCCGCGCACCGCGCCCTCGACCATGGCGGTGATGATTGACGTCCCGCCGATCGTGTCCTTGGTCTTGATCCGGTCGAGCCGGCCGCGCGCGAACACCGGCGCGGCCAGCAGGTTGCGGCCGCTGGCGTCGAAGATCAGCCGCCGCACCATCACCTCGGCGCGGTTCGCCGCCCGGGTGTCGGCCAGCTCCAGCACCTGCGGCTCGATCCCCGACAGCTCCAGCGTGATCCCCTGATCGCCGGACCCGACCGCGGCGGTCGAGGTGCTGACCAGCCCGCGATCCCCGATCCCGACATAGGTCACGCCCTCGATCTCGATCTCGCCATAGCCGCCCCACACCGCGAAGGGCTCGCCCGGCACGGCGATATAGACGGCGCCGACGCTCATCGCCGCGCCCGCCGCGATCGCCTCCCGCGCCGCCGTCCCGAAGTCCTTCATGGCCGCAGGTCCTGCAGCGCCACGATCCGCCCGCCCACCGCCCGCCGGCGATCCATGGCGGTCAGCCGGGTCTGCTGGGGGACCAGGCGCATGAGGCAGCCCGGCCGGTCGAGATGGGCGACAGCGCCCACCGGCGTCAGGGTCGGCACGGCCGGCGTGACCGCGAAGACCGCGACGCCTGCGCCGCTGGCGCTCACCCGCTCCAGGCTGCGGACCAGCGAGCGCCGGGCCTCGCCGAGCGTCTGCCAGCGGAAATCGACATAGTCGCCGACCGATATCGTCAGGCCCGCCGGCAGCCCGCCGAGCTGCAGTTGCGGCAGACCGCCGAACCCCAGGCTGAAGGACCAGGACGCCGACCCGTCGAACGCCCCGCCGCCAACCCGGACCATGCCGCCGAACCCGCCCGCATGCAGCTTCGGATAGGGCCGCTCGATATCGCGGCCGATGAACGGCCGGCTGGCGCCCTCGAGGGAGGCGACCCAGGCCCGCCACTCGTCGGACAGGGCGTCGCCGAACTGAGCGCCCAAGGTCCATTCGGCCGACCAGAGCGGCTGACCGACCGCCATGCCGCCCGCGCGGCCCGAGGCGTCGCGCGACAACAGGTCGACGCGGTCGATCTCGAACGATTGCTGCGCCGGCCCGATCTCCGGCATGTCGCGAGGGAAAAGGATCATCGGCCTACATCCACCGCCGCTCGCGCGCGTCGGTCACGACCGCGACCACCCGCCCCGGGAAGTCCCGCTCGAACTGGTCGAGGCGCGCGACGATCGCATCGACCTCGCGCGGGCCCGCGCCCTGCGCATCGACATGGATCGAGATCGGCACGGTCACGTCGCCGCCCTTGGACATCGCGGCGGTTCGTTGGGCATTGAACACCTGCGAGCCGCGCGGCAGCCGGACCAGCTCGCGGCCATGCTCCCCGACCTCGGCCCAGCCGCCCGGCGCATAGTCCGTCCCGGCCGCGAAGCCGGGGATGCGCAGGGCGCCGAAGATCGATCCGAGGATTGAGCCGCCCCCGAGGTTCCACCGCTCGGGAAGCTGCATCGCCGGTTGGTCGCCGGGCAGGATGCCGGCCTTCGACCCGCCCTTTCCGAACAGCGCGCCGAGCAGGCCGCCGCTGCCGAGCGTGGGGTTGGCCTGGCCGAACAGCGCGTTCTTCAGCGGGTTGATCGCCGCCAGGCGCAACATCTCCCCGATGATGTCGTTGATCGCGGCCTTGCCGGCGTCGCGATAGCTCGACCAGTCGGTCTCGCCAGAGGCGAGCATGTCGCCGATGCGGTCGAACGCGGACTCATAGGCGCCCTGCATGGCCTTCGCCGCATCGACATTGTCGTTCGCGCCGGCCAGGATCGCCTCATGGCGCTTCAGGGCGTCCTGCGTCGAGACGAAGTCCCGCGGAACCTCGGTCAACAGCTTCCGGCGCGTCTCGAACTCGGCCTTGGTCTCCAGGGAAACCTGCTGCTGGGCGACCAAGCGCGCCCGGGTGAGCGAAAGCCCGGCCGACTCGTAGTCGTTCGTCAGGCTACGCAGGCGGGCCTCGCGCTCCAGCTCCTCGACCAGGAATTTGTTGTCCTGCGCCCTGGCCAGCGCGATCTGGTCGCGCGTCTGCAGGTCCAGCAGGCGCTTGGCCTGGCGCTCAGCCTCCTTCGCATCCCGCTCGGCTTCCCGCGCGGCCTTGCGAGCGTCGCTCGCAGCGCTGCGGCTCTGACGGCCGAGCGCGCTGGCCTGCGCGCTGGCGCTGGAATAGCCGGCCTCGACCGCCTTGATCTCCTTGCGCAGCGCCTCCAGGTCCTTTTGCGCCTGGACGGTGTCCACCAGCGCGCCGATGTCGAGCGCGCCCTTGATCTTGGCCTCATCCGCCCGCAGCTCGCGCAGGCGGCCGGGCAGCGGGTTCACGCGGTCCTGAGCGGCGCGCGCATCGGCGGCGATCTGGTTCGCTCGGGTCTGTGCGGCCTGACGTTCCCGCGCCGCCTCGTCCGATCGGATTTTCGCCAGCTCGGCGTCGATCTCCTGGACGCGGCGATTGCCGAGGCCGAACGGGACCTGCGCCTGCACCGCGCGCTCCAGCGTCAGGTCCTGGATGCGCTGCAGCGCCGGCCCGCCGCCCAGCGCCCGGTCCACCGCCTTGCCCATCCACTCCCAGGCGTCGGCGGCCTTGCGCTTGACCACGTCCCACGCCCCGCCCAGCACCGACACGTTGCCGGCGGCGGTCTCCAGCCGGCGCGACAGGCTGTCGGCCAGGACGAGCTGGGCTTCGGTCGTCCGGTTCTGCTCGATCAGGGTCTGGATGTAGCGCAGCGTGCCGTCGTCCAGCAGGCCGAGCTTGCCGTTCAGCACCTCGGCCCCCTTGGCGGGATCGGCGAACGCCTTGGCCAGCTCGGCCGTGGCGCCCTTGGCGTCCTGGCGCGTCACGGTGGCATAGCTGCGGGTTTCGGCGATCAGCCGCCCGATCACCTCGCCGCCGATCCGGCCGGTCTCGGCATAGGCGCCCGCCATGTCCCGCGCAGCGCCCGCCGTGAGCTGGCCGGCGTCGCGATTGGCGTCGGCCAGGGCGCGCAGGCTGTCGGCGCTCTCGCCGCTCGCCGCCCCGATCCCGCTCACCGAGATTTCGAGCTGGCGCGAGGCTTCGCGATGGCTGAGATACGCCCCCGTCAGTAAGCCGACCGCCGCAGCCGGCACGCCGATCGCCACGCCCAGGCGCATCATGGTCGCCGCCGCCTTGCCGCCCTCCACGATGAAGGCCTGCAACACCTGCGGCCCCTGCTGCATGGCGATCATCGCCGGGTTCATGCCCGAGGCCGCGGACGCGAAGACGTCCGAGACCGTATAGACCAGGGTGTTCCGCTGCATGGCGGAGAGGCCGCGCCCCGGACCCTGCATGAACGCCTCGGCGCTCGACCTGGCCGACTTGCCGACCGTGGCGTCAACGCCTAGCAGCGTGTTGTAGCGACGCTGGACATCGGCGGCGCGGCCGGCAGCCTCCGCGGCCTTGGCCATCTCGCGATACTTCGCCATTTGGCGGTCGGCGGCGTGGCTCGCTTCGATGGCGGCCTGTTCGATATGGGCGTAGGCCTTGGCGCCGGAATCCCCGACGTCCTTGAAGTCCCGCTGAACCTCGGCCTTGCCGTCGCTTTTGAGGCGGAAGGCGACCTGACGAACAGCGCTCATGGGTCCTCCTCCCGCCTCCAGGCGGTGACGACGTGGGGTTCGATGAAGGGCAGGACCTCGGCGACCAGCGCCATATCGAGGTCGAGGTGCTCGGCGAGCGACAGCACCGCCGGGAAGTCGAGGCCGAAGATCACGCCGTCAGAGGCGCGCACCTGCCGATGACAGGCCGAGATCAGGTCCCAGACGGCGCGGCCGGCCTCGGTGAGCGGCCGATGGCGGCGGTACGCGCATTCGCCGCTTTGGCAGGCGCAGCCGGCGCAGTAGCTGCGTCCGCCCCAGGGGACACCTTCGTCTTCTTCCTCGCCGCTTTCGGAGCCGCCCCGGCCGGCGAAGTGCCACGCGGCGAGGGCGAGGATCCGTTTTTTTCCTGGTCTCGCTCAAGGTCGCGCTCCAGGCCGGGCGTGGCGTAGAGCCGGTCGAACGCCTCGTAGGCCGCGTCATGCTGCAGCATCAGCTCGCGGACGTCCTCCGGCGTGCAGGGGATCGGCGTCCCGGTCTCGTCGCCTACCCCCTTCCAGTCGATGACCGCCCAGCCCGCCAGCCCGACCACCCAGGCGACATTAGCCTCCCGAGCCCCGCCGCCGGCTTCCGACGCCGCCACCGCCATATCGACGCCGGCGGCGCGGCCGAGCCGCGTGTAAGGCCTGACCAGCACCTGGCAGGCCGGGTCTTCGGCCGTCGCCTCGGTGAGCGTGATCCAGGCCGGCTCGCGGCCCCTCATGAGTCTGGGCATCAAATGTCCTTCGGAGGGTTTGGGGCCGTCAGGCCGAGTGGTCGAGACCGCTAATCAGCGTCGCGGTCAGGAATTTCGTGGTCCCGGCCTTGGCCGAGGACTGATAGGCGAACGTCCCCTGGACGCCGCCCGGCCCGCTGATGGCGAAGCGCGGCTTGGGCAGGAAGACGCTGTGCAGGGTGAGTCGAAGCTGCTTGGCCGCCGAGATCCGCCACGACCAGGTCACGTCGATCGGCTCCCCATTCAGGGCGATGTCGATCAGGCTGTTGTCCTTGAACCGGACGACCAGATTGCCGGTCGCCGACATCATCCCCGGATCGGCGCCCGCGATCCGGCCATCGGGCCTGATGACCTCCACCTTGTCGAGGCCGTTCGAGTAGTTGAACGTGCTGGACACCACGTCGCCGAGCGGGACGCCCTGCCGCTCGATGAGCCCCGAGAACTGGCTGAACCGCTCGATGACCTGCTCGGCCGCGCCGGCGGCGGCCGATACCGCCTCGCGCTGTTCGCCCTGGGCGATCAGGCCGATGGTCGCCGACAGGTGACCGCTGCGCTGCAGATCGATCGCCAGGGTGTTGGCCATGACGCCGAAGTTCACGCCGTAGGAACTGGCGTCGGGCAGGCCGATCTCGATGCCGGCGTCGGGCAGGGTGAGCGCCCCGGACTCGTACACGTTGCGGAACGCCCCCGCCGCGGCCCCTCCGCCCAGGGTCGCGCCGGAGAGCACGGCATGGGCGTCAACGCTCGCCGCCAGGGTGAAGGCGTTGCCGCCCAGGCCGAGCGCATCATGCTCGACGAGGATCGCAAAGCCGTCGGCGCTGGCCCGGTAGCTCGCCGCCGCCACGCCGGCGACGGCGCTGGCGTTGAGCGCCCGAACGGCGGCCTCGACGGTCGCGGGCAGGTTCGCGCCGATCCTGATCTGGTTCGCGGCCGGTGCGCCGGCGACGAAGGTGAAGGCCTGGCCGGAGAGCGTGATCGTCGCATCCGGCTCCGGCTGGGCGCTGAAGGTGATCGACCCCGAGGCCGGCAGGCCGGCCTCGGTCTGCGGCGCCCCCAGCAGCAGCTTCAGCCAATAACCGAAATTGTTGAGGTCGACCGGCACGCGCACGTCGCCGTCATTGTTGATCACGTCCTTGCTGGGCGCGAGCGGCGCTCGGCCATAGCCCAGCAGGTCGCTCTCGATCAGCGCCTGCTCCTCGCCCAGGTTGGACGAGATGAACGGGACCTTGCGCCACCCGGCGCCGGGAATGGCGCCGTAAGCGCCCGAAGTATTGAACGCCAGCGCCATGATGGCGTTGGCGCCGCGTGCGCGAGCCATTGCAGTTCTCCGTCAGGTCAGGGGGTTGGGCGTGGTGTAGACGGCGACGACCACCAGCGGCGCCCAGCGCAGCGGCTCTGAGCCGAACGGGTCGGCGTCGTCGGTGATGGGGGCTTCGGCGTCCAGCCACTCGCAGAGGCCGCCGAGCGTGCGATCCGCCTCGATGGCCCGGCCGAGCGCACCAAGCATCTCGTCCAGCACCGCCTCGCGGGTTTTCGTCGCGCTGGCGTAGGCGGCGACGTCCACCGGGATGCGGTGATCGTAGGTGTAGCTGAGCGGCGACAGCAGGATGTCCGGCTCGCCGGGATCGCCGTCGTGGATATTGACCGAACCGCCCGGCCCGACCCGATCCTCTGGGCCGTTGCGAGCGACGTCCGCGTTTGGCAGCGCGCCGACGAACAGCGCCTTCAAGGCGTTCAGCACCTTCGCCCGATGGCTTTCCATCAGGCTCTCCAGTGCTTGGTGAGCAAGCCAGGCCAGCGCACCGCGGCCCGCGCCTCCAGGGCGACCAGGTCGAGCCGCTTCCGCAGCTTGACCTGCGGGACGAGGATGAAGACCACCACGGTCGTCCGCCCCTGCAGGCGCGTATAGGTTCCGCCGCGACGGCTACGGCCGGTGTTCGCCTGGGCGAACCCGCGCGCGTTCAGGCGGGCGTTGTCGGCGACCAGCAGCGAGGGCTTGCCGCGGCGATAGATGAAACGGAGGCGAATGCCAGTGCGGCGCTCGAACCCGCCCGGCGTCACGCGGGCTTCGCGGCCGGCGGTCCGCTTCAGGCCGCCGCCCGCCGCCTCGGTCGGGATCGCCAGCCAGAACCCATGTTGCGACCGGATCGTCACGCCGCGGTCGAACGCATCGATCAACTTGGGCGCCTTGGTCCAAACCCAGCCTGCGGCGTCGATGCTGGTCCGTCCGCCGCTCGGATAGGTTCGGTTGCGCCAAGTCCGCCCGAGGCGCGGACCCAAGCCGGCGGCCACGACCTGCGCGCGCGCATCGTCCTTCATGAGCCCCGATGCTTCGCGCATCGCGGAGGTCACCGAGACCTCGACGTCCCGTTCGGCGCCTGCGAGCCCCTCGCGCAGGCCGGACATCCGCACCGAGGGCCTCATGCCGAAATCTCTTCGGCTTCGCAGACCCACCATGAGCCGTCCGTCGACTTGCGCGGCTCATCCCGAAGAAGGCGGAACCTGCGCAGCCCGATCTGCACCTGGTCGCCGGGGCGCGGCGCGGCGACCTCGGAAACCCGCACTTCGAGAATGACGCTGCTCGCGACGGAGCTGGAGCCGCCCCATTCGAGCGTCTCATCCTCTTCGCGCAGCAGCACGCGCACGACGTGCGCAACGCCGGACCAGGTCGCATCATCGCAGAGCTGGTCGGCCACGGCCCCGTCCAGGGTCGCAAGCATGTCCGAGAAATTCATGGCTGGGGGACCGGCCAGGCCGGTCCCCTCCCCCGCTTACGGGCCTTCGGCCGCGCTGAGGCGCGTCAGCAGCGCCGGACGCTTCCAGATGGGCAGGGCGTTCATCTGGTACTTCCACTCCTCGCCCTCGCCGTGCTTCTTCGGCTCCATCGTCATGTGGATCAGGTCGTCCACATCCCCGGACCCGCCCTCGTCCAGAACCCGGATGTCGAGCGGCGGCGCGGCATAGGTGGCGTGGGTGTCCAGCGTGCCGGTCGGATAGGCGTGCCCTTCGCCGGCCGCCACCAGCCGTACCGGGACCTCGCTGCCCCAGAGCGTGACCTTCGGCCGGTACTCCTTGAACACGAGGCCCGCGATCTCGATCGTACGGCGGAAGTGGCCGTTGACCTTCTCGCGCTGCTGGTTGAGGAGCTGCGCCAGCATCGCCGGGGTGCCCTGATAGTATTTTTCCACCGAAGGGTGACGGATCAGCGCGTTATAGAAGTCCGGTCCGACCCGCACCTCCACACCATCCATCACCTCGTCGACCAGGGCGTCCTCGGTCGAGCCGATCACCTCCTCGATCTTGCCCGGGACATCGGTGTTCGGATCGGCGAGGTCGAAATAGACCACTCGCTCCTGAAGGCCGAACAGGTCGTAGAGGTCATAGAGCAGCTCGCCCGCGCCATCGACGATCCGGCCCTTCAGCGCGCTGATCTTCATCACCTCCTGGGTGATTTCGAACTTCAGGCGGTTCCTGCGGTGCCGCGTCTCCACCTGATTGACCAGCGTCTCTTCCGGATGGCGCGACCGCCTGGCCAGGGCGAGCCATTTGCGGATATCGCCAGCCAGCACCGAGTCCTCATGGCTGACGTTCGGGATCTCCACGATCCGGCCTTCGCTGGTTTGGCGGCCGGCGATGGTCGACGGCCGACCCTCCGGGGTGACCGGCAGGGCGCGGATCACGCCGTTGACCATGTCGATCCGCACGAACGGCGTATCGAGGCCGTCGGTCGGGAACAGGCCGTCGGCGTTCAATTGGCCGAAGGTCGGGCGGATGCTGTTGATCAGCGCGACGTGTTCGGACGCGAGGTAGGGCAGCGTCGACCCGTGGTCGAGCAGTTCTTCCGGGTCCATGTGACCCTCCTTGGTTCAGTTGAGGTGGAAGGCGCCTGTCTGGCGCGGGAGGCGGGCTTGCGCGGCCGGCTCAGCCGGTCTCCGCGGGTTTGATGCCCAGGGCGAGCAGGGTGGCGAAGGCGACCGCTTTCTGGGCGTCGGTGGCGCCGGCGTGGAAGCTGACCGCCTCCTTGCGGATCACGGCCGGCCCACGCTTGAGCACCACCAGCTCGCCGTCTTCGTCCTCGGCGGCCTCAGCGTCGAACAGGTTGACGCCCAGCAGGTGCTGCGCGCCGTTGGTCGCGGCCGGGTCCCAGCGGACATACTTGGTCTTCATCCCGGGCGCGTAGCTCAGGGCGACCTTGATGTAGGTCCCGACGCCCCAGTCCACGGCGCCGTCGCCGAGGTTGAAGTTGATCGCACCGTTGTAGGCGACCCCGACCGTCCCGGCCCCGTCGAACGCCCCGCCCGGGCGGAGCACGTTGAACGCGCCGCCATTGGCCGCGGGTTCGGTGAAGACGATGACGTACTCGCCTTCCGGCGCGCCGGCGTCGGCCGTCAGGTCGGCGAGGACGCCGTTGCCCGCCCCGACCGGCGCCGCCGGGGTCAGGGTCGCGACGCCGGCGATCACGCCCGCCACCAGGGCGAACTGCTCAAGCTTGCGCGCCCCGCCGACCCCGGCCGCCAGGATCTCGCGATCGGTGGAGTGGGTCGGGTCCCACTCCGAATGGATGAGGTCCGACAGGCCCGAAAGGCCCGTCCTGAACGAATAGGCCTTCATGTTGGCCTCCTGTGTTTCGGTTGAGAGAGATCAGGCCGGCGCTCAGGCGCCGGCTTTCTCGCGGTTGCGCTCGGCGCGAGCGCTGATCGCCGAGGCGTGGCCGCTGCGGCCGCCCTCGACGCGCACGCCGTCGGCGCCGAGCCGGGCCGAACCGCGCATCACCGCGTCCAGCCGCGACATCCGCGCGCCGCCGCCAGCCGCGGCCGCCGAGGCCGAAGCCTTGAACTGCGCCAGGGTCTGGCCCGACTGGATCGCCGCCAGGGCCAGGGCCGGATGCGCCTTGGCCTCCTTGCTCGCCGCGATCGCCGCCGCCTCGCCCGAGGCCGGAGCAGCGTCCTCGGCGTCGGCGTCTTCGTCGGTTTCCTCGCCCTCGCCGGGATCGCCGCCGGTCGCGGCTTCCTCCTCGTCGAGTTGGTCGAGTTCTTCCTGCAGCTTGGCGCGGCGGGCCGCGATCTGCGCCTTGTTGGTCGGCCGTACGGCCATGGGAGCCTCCTTGGGAGTGGCGGCCGTGCGGCTCCCGTCCGCAGCGGGCGAGTGTTGTCCTGGTCCGGGAGTAGGATCGGCGACGAGGGCGGCCAGCGCCTCGAAGGCGGCCTCCTCGTCGGTGATTTCGTCGACGAAGCCGAGCGCCAGGCCCGACCGTTCGGGGTCGGCATGCTCGGCCATGAAGGCCTGGGCCTTGGTCGCCATCAGGGCGTCTGCGGTCAGCGCCGGCCGGCCCGCCGTGACGGCGGCCAGGAACGCCCGGCCGCATTCATCCACGTCGGACTGGAACGACGCCCGGGCCGTCTCGGACAGTTTCGCCCACCAGGCGCCGTCCGTCTTCAGCTCGCCAAACTGGATGGCGGTGATCTCGACGCCGGCTTCCGACAGCATCGCCGCCCGGCTTTCGTGGACGATCACCGCCCCGATCGAGCCGACATAGCCGACCGAAGGCGCCAGGATGCGGTCGGCCTGGGCGGCGATCCAATAGGCCGCCGAGCACGCCATGTCGGCGAACACCCAGATGGGCTTGCCGCCGGCCGAGGCGCGATGGTCGCGGATGAACGCCGCCAGCTTGTTCAGGCCGCCGCCGACCACGCCGCCCGGACAGTCGAGCCGCAGGAACACCCCGCCCACGCGCTCGTCCGCCAGGGCCTCGCGCAGGGCCAGCAGCAGGGTGTCATAGCCGTGATAGACGACGCCGCAGAACTCCTCGCCGCGCTCGACCAGCGGCGTATCGCAGCCGATCAGCGCCACCCCGGACTTGAGGCTCCAGGCATAGCCCTGGTCCTCGATCTCGCCCGCCCAGCGCGGCGCATAGGCCAGGCGTTCCTCGAGGGGCGGCGGGGCCGCCCAGTCGCCGTCATCGTCCCAGGCGCGCAGGCCCTGGCCGCCGCCCGGGGCCAGGCCGACCCGGCGAAGGAAGGCCGACAGACGGCCGGGCCGCTCGAAGGCGCGGGGGTCGAGCGAGCGCAGCCGATGCGCCAGGTCCGCGGCGGCCGAGGGGGTGAGCAGCAGCGGACGGCCCGCATAGCGGGACGCCAGATTGGCGATGTTCGTCATGTCGGTGTCCTTCAGGCGGCCCGGGGCCGCGCGTCGAGAAAGGCCGAATGGGCCGGATCGCGGGCGGTCTGCGCGGCGAGCGACAGCGCGCCCGCGGCCGGCGGCAAGCCCAGCTCCTCCCGCTTGGCGGCCTCGCGGGCCGCCTGTTCGAGCACCTCTTCCCAGTCCTTGCCCTGGTCGTCGCACTCGTCTTCCAGGGTGGAGACCCCGGCCTCGATCCGGGCGGCGGCGGCGTCGATCTCCTTGGTCGGGTCGATGTAACCGCGGCCCGGCCCGATGCAGTGAACCTGCACATAGGCGTCGACCGCGTCGTAGAAGTCCGGCGCGCCGGCCGGCATCGACACATAGCCGCGGTCGAAGGCCTCCTCCGCCCATGCCACGCAGAACGGCCGCACGAGCTGGTCTTCCATCAGCCCCATCAGCGCCCGGGTCTCCGCCCAGGCGTGGATCAGGGCCGCGCGCGCAGACGAATAGTTCGTCTGCGAATAGTCCATCGACAGCTCTTCGTAGGTGACGCCGAGCGAGGCGGCGATCAGCCGGATGATCGACCGGACGAAGCCGTCGAAGCTGTCGACCTCGCGCGAGGCCGTCTGGAGCTGGATTTCGTCGCCATAGGGCAGGACGGGCAGCGTCGCCCCGTTGGCCAGGCTGACCGGATTGGTCTCGTAGTGCTCCTGGCGCCAGCGCTCGAAATTCTTGACGTCCTGGACCTCGAAGTTCTCGGCCGCGGCCGATGGCCCGGCGTTCGACTTCAGGAACCCGACGATCAGCGCGTTGATCGTCGCGGACTCCAGGGTCGCGTTCGTGAACCGCGACAGCGCCCGGAAGCTCTTGAGCGACGACACGAACCGCGAGATCCCGCGGGTCTGTCCGGCCCGCTCCACCTCGAAACAGTGGAAGACCTGCGGCCGGCCCCACGGCGTCCAGCGATCGAAGCCGGTCCAGCGGAACCCCTTGCCGACCCCGATGTCGGACGGATGGCGTTCGCGAACCCAGTATTTCAGCGGCACCTCGCCGCGATGCTCGATCCCGCCCCGGATCACCTCGCCGTCCGGACGGCCGTTCGGATTGCAGAGCCGATCGGGGTCGACGATGTTCAGCCGCGTGCGATAGCGCGTCTCTTCGCCCTCGGCCCATTCGGCCAGGCCGAGCGCTTCGCCGTCCCGGACGATATGGCGCGCCGCCAGCCGGAGTTGCTGGCCGAAGGTCATCCGACGCTGAGCGTCGCTCAGGAAAGCGTGGCTGTAGGCGTACAGCTTGTACTCGGTCGAGAGCTGGCCCCCCAGCTCGCGCGCGGCCTCCAGCGAAATGCCCAGGGCCCGCGCGTTCGGTCGGAACTTGACCTGCCAGCCTCGGCCGACTGCGGCGTTGACGCGCCGGGCGACGCCGGAGGCCGCGACCGGCTCATTGCGCACCAGGTCGCGGACCCGCGCCGTCGCCGTGCGTTGCGCGGGCAGCCATTCCTTGTCGGCCGACCGCAGCATGGCCGGCCATTCGGCCAGGAACGTGCCGCGAGACGTCGCGCCCTCATAGGCTGGCGCAAAGCCGTCCGGCCCGTCCATGCTCGCCTTCGCCCGAGCCCGGGCGACTTCGAAGCGCGAGATCGACCGGCCGGAAGCGTCGATCAGGCCGGATGGCGCGAGGGGCGCGCGCATGGCGTCTACTTCTGCTCGCCGAGCAGGTCGCCCTGCCCCTTCTCGCCGGCGCCGGCCGCCGCCTGCAGCTTGGCCGACGCCTCTTCCAGGGCCGCCAGGCGCGGCGGCAGGTCGGCCGAGAGCTTGTCGGCGAAGGCCTCCAGGGCCGCGAGGCGCTGGGCGACGTCATCGCCCGCGACCGGATCGGCGGACGCCTCGTCCGCCGTCGCCGCCAGCGCGCCGATGGCGTCGTCCATCGACCGGACCACGGACGGCGGGACGGGCGTGAAGGGGAACTTCACCGCCGCGGCGACGGCGTGCAACGCCTTCAGCAGCAACGCCTTCTGGCTTGTGGGCGGAGCGCCCGCCGAGACATGCGGCGTCGCGCCGGCGGCGTCGGCCGCGGGCGGTGTTCTGGTCTTGCTCATGTGGGGTCCAGTCCTGTGGAAACGTGGTCAGACGCGGAAACGGATGCCGCCGCGGCGGCGGTACTGGGAGCCGGCGCCCGCCTTGGCCTCCAGCTCGTCGATACGGCGTTGCACGGCGGCCGGGTCGGCTGGGCGATGCTCGACCGTGCGCCCGCCGCTGGTGACTCGCGTCGCGGTCGGAGAGGTCTGCTGGGCGCGCAGCCGGGCCAGTTCGGCCGCTTCGTCTGAATTCAAGGGCATGTCAGGCCGTCTCGCGTTTCTTCCAGCCCCAGTCCGCCGACGGGTCGCTGGCGACCTCGCGCACCGCGTGCGCAGGTCGGTCCCAAAGATCATCCAGGTCGAGCTGGCCGCCGCGCCGCAGGCGGGCCAATTCGAGCCAGTCCGGTTCAGCCCCTGGCACCCCGATCCCCAGGCTGCGGGCCAGGGCCGCGTTGTAGACCCAGAGGTCCATCTCCTCGTTCCGGCGTCGGGCGCGAACCCAGGCTTCGGCCTTCACGACGCCGGTCTTCCGCTCCTGCACGTCGACCAGGACCTCGGCGGTAAGCTCCTCGAAGAAGTCCTTCTCCAGCCACATGGGCCAGTGCGACTTACCGGCGACGCTGGCCGAGGCCTCGCCGTCACATCCCAGCGGGATCGCCTCGTTCAGCAGGGTCCGCTTCAGGTCCCAGGTGCCGACCCGCCAGGTACGGCACTTCACGACGCTGCCGTCCGGCCCCTCCAGCTTCTGGATCGGCCCGCGCCGCAGCGGCATCAGGCCCCAACCTTTCGCACCGTCCAGGGCCTTGACCCGGGCGAAGCGGCGGCAGAACGCATAGACGTAGTAGGTCCCGTAACCGCTATCGATCCCGGCCGCGGCCAGCGGCAGCGAACCCCCGTCCTCGTGCGGCCAGACCCGGTTCATAAGCGCCGAGATCTCGGCCCATAGCCGCCCCTCCGAGGGCGATCCGTCGATGCGGCCCTTGTCGACCGGGACATGCTCGGCCATCGGCCCCCAGCCGTAGACCGTCCATTGCGCCCAGTCCCCGTTCAGGTCGACGGCGCAGGTAAGCTGCTCGTAGCCCTCCGGAACCACGCCGCGGCGGTAGCGGTCCGACCGCTTCTCCAGCATCACGTCGACATCGGCCTGCTGGGCGACCTGCTCGTAGGCCTCGCCCTCGATCTGCTGCGAGTAGACGATCTTGTCGCCCTCGCTCCCGGTCTCGGCCTTCCGGCGCTCGCTGGCGACGTAGTGCCAGTCCACGGCGCTGGAGACGATCTGCCAGGCCGTATAGCTCGGCTGCCGCCCCTCCACCGGCCGCGCGCGCCACCGTTCGAAGTCCCGCGCCCTGATCCATCGCGCCGGCGCCGGATTGCCTGGGTCCTTCGACTCGAAGGTCGGCAGCCAGCCGCCGTGCTGACGCCCGGGCTCCCGCCGGTACGGGTGGCACCTACGCACCATGTCGGCCTTGTGACGATGTTCGATGACGCCGCCGCAGCCTGGGCAAACGAAATGCGGGGTCTCGCCTTCCCGCCATCCCAGAAAGTCGTCCCGGTGGAGCTGCAGCAGGACGCCATCCTCGTCGTCGCCGCAATGGGGGCAAGGCAGATAGGGCCGCCGCTGGTCGCCAGCGTCGAAATCCTCGGTGACAGGGCAACCCTCGTAGCCCTCTCCGTCCTCCTTCTTCCGCTTCACGCCGGGCGTGGAGTTGTGGAACGTCTTGGCGCCGGCCATTTCCCAGCGGAGCTGGCGTTTGCGGATTTGGCCGCGCGTCTCGCCGCGCCCGCCGACTTCCCGCTCCCAGTTCGGCGTCTCCTCGTAGACGACCAGGCACAGGCTGATCATCTGCAGCGCCTTGGGCGAGCCGACCGGGAAGATTTGCCCGAAGCCGCCCGCGAAGCGCTTGTAGGTGTTGGTCGACCCCTGTTCGTCCCGGGTCGCCACCGGCCGGACCTTGCGACGCAGCTCCGGCGTCGCGTCGACCACAGGCTGCCACTTCGTCCGGTTGTACTTCAGCACCTCGTCGGTCGACGGCAACGCTACGCCCCACGGTCGAGGCGTCACCGCGGAATAGTAGTAGGTCCCCACCTGGCCGATGAAGGTCTTGGCGATCTGCGCCGAGCCCTTGAAGGTCACATCGCGCGCCGGATCGTCCGGATGCAGCCGGTCCAGCGGCTCGATCAGCAGCTCGAACCCGTCCCAGGACAGCGGTCCGGGCCGATCGGTGCCGGTTTCCCCCGGAACCACGATCAGGCCCTCGGCCCACTCGCTGATCCGCTCCTCCGGGGCCGGCGTGATGACCAGCGCCAGGCCGATCAGCAGCTCGCCCGCATCCGCGGCGACCGTGGCCGCCGAAAAAAGCTCCATGACTAGGCCGGCTGGCCCTCATCGGCGGCCAGGGTGACGGAAAGCCCCTCCGCCGCCTTGCCCAGGTCCTCGACCAGGGCCGCCAGCACCTCCCGATCGCGCCGTTTTAGCACCAGCTCGACCTTCCGCACGTCCTCTTCGCCGGCCACAGCCTGCGCGGTGGCGCGCCGCTGGCGCTCCAGCCCCTGCTGGAAGGCGACGCCGGCCGACTGGATCGCCAACTGCACCGCCTGACGCGAAATCAGCAGCCCCTTCTTCTCCGCCAGCCCGATCTCGGCCATTTCGGCCTCGGCCGCCCGCTTCCGGCTGGCCGCCGTGACCTCCTCCGAAGGCGTCGCCACGCTCTGCGCGGCCGGCGCCGGTTCCCCGCGCACCGCCCGGCTGTCCTGCACCGCCAGCGACCCGCTCCGCGCCTTCACCAGCGCGTCGTAGTCGACGAACTGGACCCGGCCGCCCGCGTCCCGCTTCACCGGCACATCTTCGTTGCGGCTCAGGAAGCGCGAGACGCTGGACTTGTTCAGCGGCCGGCCCGCCTGCGTCTCCAACGCAGCCGCATCCGACACTGAAACCCACCGAGTTTCCATGTTGCGCCCCGATGTTGCGCGCGCAACGAGCGTTGCACCGCCCGCAACCACGCTCACTACCAAAGTTCGACGCCTCGATCCGCCGTATAGGGGGTGGCCGAGGGGGAAGGACCCGCGGGCCGACCGCGGCGGCGCCCGTCATTGTCCGAACGCCGCCGCGCCAGACGAGGAAAGGTACTGGCGGCTCCCGGCCACGAAAAAACCCGCCGGGGAGGCCGGCGGGTTTCAGACGCAATCCAAGAGCTGGGACTTTGATCGCCCTATTCGGCGCCATTCGTCAAGCCGATGATTTCGCCGCCGTGCGATGGGCGGCCAGCAGGTCGAGGGCGACGCCGAGGATGACCTCCAGGTCGCGCGCCCGGTGCTTGTCGCCGCCGGCCAGGTCGCGCAGCGTGTGGCCCACGCCGCAGACCCCGTCCATCACGGTCAGCATGTCGGTCTGGGTGCGCAGCACCTGGTGACGCAGGATGAACAGACGCCGCCGCGCCGCCGTCGTACCGACGATGGAGGTCTGAAGGTCCGCGCCGCCGGCTCCCCCGCCCCTGGCGTCCAGCAGCGCCCCGATCTGCGACTTCATCGACAGGTCGCCGGCGTCCCGGAACAGCCTGCGATACTCCCAGGCCTCCAGGAGCTGCGCCGCCGACAGCCGCTTGCGGCCCTGCAGCCAGACCAGCCCGTCGGGCGACGGCTTCGGCGTGCGCGCCGCCACCTTCACGCCCGGCCGCTCGACGTCCGAGGTCAGGTACTCGAACCGCTTCTGGCACGCGGTCTTGCCCATCCCGCCGATCGGGAACACCGCCCGCCAGGGCAGCCTGCGCTCACGCCGCCGGCGCAGCAGCTCGGCGTCCATCTCCTCGGTCCAGACGCTCATCGCGCCACCTCGAACTCTCGCTTCGACACGAGGCGCAGCGTGCGCCCCTCCGGAGCGGCTTCCGCCCAAAGCGCCAGCGCCTGGTCCCAGGCATGGGCGAAAATCCAGTCCCTGGCCGTGGTGGTCGCGGCGACCAGCGCCACCGCGCCCTCCTGCACGCCGAGATAGGCCGGGCCGATCCACGAGGCGTAGGCGCCGGCCCCCAGCTCACCGCGCAGCTTCGCCGCGACCTGCTCCCAGAGCGCCTGGTCGTCGGCCCCCGCCCTCCGCCCGGCCGGGGCGGCGAAGGCGCTCGCCGTGCGCGCCGCCGGCCGCTCATCGGGCCAGTGGCCGCGATAGCGCCCCTGGTCGAGCCAGCGATCCAGCCCGATCAGCGGATAGTCCCGCTTCCGCGTCTTCGGGTCGGCGGCCAGCCGCGCCCCCGCCTCGACCAGTTTGGCGAGGTCCAACCCCTCGTCGGCGAGCCGGTTGAACACCCGCCATGCCCGATGGCGGTCGGTCGTGGCCAGCATGCCCCGCGGCACCGCCGCTTCGAGCGCCCCGAACTGCGCTTCGCGCTCGCGCACGCGCTCTGAGGAAGCGTTAGCTTCCGAAGTAGGTTCTATAGGTTCCTTAAGGGGTGAAAACAGTTGCACCCCAGATGGCTCGGATTTGCACCCGAGATCCGGCTCGGGTGCAAAATTTGCACCCGAGATTTCCTCTGCATCCGCCCTCAGATGCGGCGGCCCGATCCGGTAGGTGGGGATCTCGCGCGGATGCTTTCCGTCGGTCGTATGGAACCGCCCGGTGGCCTCGATATACCCGCTCGCCTCCAGCATGCGCAGGCGGCTCTGCACGGTCCGCTCCGAGCACCGCGCGAGCTTCGCCAGGGTCTTGACCGCCGACCACCCGACGTTCTCGGCGTCGGCGAACGAGGCCAGCCGCAGCAGGATCAGCGTGGACGTGCCGTCCAGCTCGATGCGATCGTCGACCCAGGTGAGCAGCTTGTTCTTCATGCCGCCCTACGCTCCAGATAGCGTGCGATCAGCGCCTCGATCGGGCGTGTGTCGCGCTCCACCCTTTGCGGCCCCATGCCGGGGTCGACGATCGAATGGGCCTGGCTGGCCTTGATCCCGAGCGTGTCCTGCATGGGCGGATCGCTCCCGTCGTCGGCGACCAGGTAGATCGCCGTCACCGGCTCGGGCCAGCAGGCCTGGCCCTCCCGGTTCACACGCCCGATGCACTGGCCGTGCATGGCCGGCGACCAGTCCAGCTCGCCGAACACCACGGTCTTGCAGCGCGCCTGCAGCCCGTCGACGCCGGCGCCCGACCGCAGCGACATGATGAAGACCTGCGCCCCCCCCTCCAGGAAGGCCCGCTTGGCCGCGTCCTTCTGCGTGGGCGTCTCGCTACCGGTGTACATGACCACGCCGAGGTCGTTCAGCTCGGCCATCCAGATCTCGTAGACCTCGCGATGCCACCCGAAGAGGATCACCGGCTCGCCGCCCTCGACCAGGATGCGGACGAACGCCGCCACCGCCTTCGCCTTGGCGATCCCGGTCTGCATCCGCATCATCAGGTCCAGTTCACGGACCGCCTGCCCGCGCTCCATGAACGCCCCGCTGACCGCCTTGTGGGCCAGCCGGTGGGCGAGCAGCTCCACGCTCTCCAGCACCTGCACGTCGTGGCCGATGGTCTCCACGATCACGTTCGGCGGCGGGCCGGAGCCCTTCTTGCGCACCAGGGCGTGCTGCTCGCGCAGGTAGGAGCCGAGCGCCTCCGGGTCCTTCACCTCGCGTCCCCGGCACCACTCGCGCTGAAAATCCTCCCGCGGCCCCAGCAGGTCCGGGCGGATCAGCGCCATGATGTTCCAGATTTCCTCGCCGTAGTTGAAGATCGGCGTGCCGCTGAAGCCGACGACATAGCGCGCCAGGCTGGCCAACCGCGCCGCCGCCTGCCCCTTGGCCGTCTCCTCGCCATGGCGCAGCTCGTGGATCTCGTCGAAGCCGAGGAAGCCGGCGCCCATCATCTCGAACAGGTCGACCCAGCCTTCGAGCTGGGTGTAGCCGATGATCCGCACGTCGCTGGGCGGCAGGTTGTAGGGCTTGGTCCCGATCACCGCATGGACGTCGAGCGTCGTGAACGCCCGCAGCTTGTCCACCCACTGGCCGCGTAGGTTCGGCGGGCAGACGATGGTCGCCGGCAGGGCGCCGGGAACCAGGCAGCAGGCCCCGCCGGTGTAGGTCTTGCCCTCGCCCATGTCGTCGCCGCACAGCACGCCGCGGAACCGCTGCATCAGCTCCACGGTCCGCGCCTGGTGCAGCCGCACCGATTGGCCTGGCTGCAGGCCGGCATAGCCCGGCGGCGCATAGTCCGGCGCCATGATCCGCCCGACCTCGGCCTGGGCGGCCTCGTACCCGGTCTTGTCCCGCGTCAGGGCGGCCAGCACCGCGTCCTCGGCCCGCAGCGGATAGCGCTGCATGAACCAGTGCAGGTCGGCCGCCGTGGCGTGGTCGCCATGCAGCTTGAACGGCCCGGCCGAAGCCTTCGGGACCCGCGGAAAGAACGCCTTGAACCGGATCGCCACATGCGGCTCCAGGTCCCGGATCACCCAGCCGTCGCCCGCCCGCGCCAACGCGCCATAGGTACGGGTCATGGCGCGCGCCTCCCGGCTGTGGGAAGCTTCACCGCATGAAAGAAACGACCACCCAATTGCTGTTCGGCGTCGGCCTCATGGTCGGCTGCGCCATCATCGCCGTCACCGCCTCGGCTTTCGGCGTCTTCAGCGCGACTATGGCGACCTGGGTTCAAGGGATCGGAACGGTTGTCGCCATCTGGGTCGCCATCAAGGCGGCCCGAGCGCCCTTCGAAGTCGCCGAGCAACAAAGAGAGGCTGCCAGACTCGATTTCGAGCGCGCGATCGAGCATAGCGTGAAGTACGCCTGCGGATCGTTCGACCAGATCTACTACAGGGTGAGCGAGAAAAACGCCCGCAGCCTCGCCACCTATCTTCGGACAGCCGAGGAACACAAGGTGACGGCCCCGTTCGACCGTCTTCTCGGCGAACCCTTGATCCGCTGGCCAAGCGTATCGCTCTACGCCCGCTGCGAAGCTCTTCGTGGAGCGATGAGCAGCTTCTTGTCCGCCGCGATCCGGTTCAAAGAACAGCAAAGTCTCGAAGCGCAACAGATCGACTGGAAACCGCTGCAGGATGCCGCCGACGATTACTGGCACCATGCCCACCTTGTGCGACACATGCTTCTCGGTATTCCCGACTAACCACCTCACAGCCAGGCGCTCCCCAGGCTGACCACGACCAGCGGCTTGCCCCGCAGGTCCGGCGGCGCGGCCACGGTCCGCCCCGACGCCAGGATCACCGCCTCGACCTGCGGATAGGCGGCGTAGCGCGCGAGCTGGCGCAGGGTCGGCAGCGGCGAGGCGCGGAAATGCTTCACCTCGACCACGATCGCGCCGCCGACCAGGAAGTCGGGCCGGTCCTTGGGCCCCAGCCTATGCTCGCGGGCATAGGCGCCCGGCCCGAAGCTGCCGGCGAACAGGGTGTCGATATCGGCCTGGGTCCGCGCTTCGGTGGAGAGGTCGAACCGCCCCGCCGCCAGCAGGTCATGCACAGATTGCAGCGTGACCGGGACGCACGCCGTGCGCAGGGAGATCGTCATTGATCTCCCTCCTCTGCGCAGGTCAGGATGCAGCCATGGTGGAGCCTGCCCTCACCCCGGACATCGCTCGCGCCTGCACCGATCCGGCGATCCTGTGCTGGGTCGAGGCCCACTCTGGTCTTGCCGGCTGGGCTCAGGCGGTTGGCGGCATAATCGCCATCGTCGCGGCGTTCGTCGTCGGCCGAATGCCAATCTTGGAGCAGCGCCGCAGAGAACGAAAGTCCAGCCTTCGAAAGGTGGAAAACTACGCACGCACACTCCGAGGCGCGAGATTTTACGCCGGCTCGCTCCGAACGGTGGCCTCGGCGGGAAATTTGAGATCCCTGAACTTCCAGTTCCGAGGCCTTGTCGCCGCCCAAAAGGAACTCGCCGCTCAGCGCACAGCACTCGACGACCTCTACGATCGCGAAGTGGCCCGGCGAGTTGAAGCAGAGATCACAGCCGCCCTCAGAACAGCGCGCTGGGCGGTAAGATTTCGCAATGCAAAGCCTGCCATCCGCGCAGCGAACGCCATCGTTAGCGCGATCGACCATGCGTTGTGGTTGTTGGACTACAACGCCCCTGAAGGCAGCAAGCCCTACAGCATCCCAGAAAAATACAGGAGCCGCCCTCACGCCGCCGCCTCCGACTGACGCTCGCCCGTCAGGTCGAACAGGGTCGGCATGGCCTTTTCCCGCGCCATGGCCTCGACATACTTGCAGGCCGCCAGGAAATAGTCGGCGTTCAGCTCCACGCAGGCCCCGCGCCGGCCGAGCTTCAGGGCGCGATAGGGCACGGTCCCCAAGCCGCCGAACGGATCGAACACCAGCTCTCCGGGCATGGAGCGCTGGCGGATCAGCCGGTCGACGATGTCGAAGGGCAAGGGGCAGATGTGCTTTTCCGCCCCGGCCGCCGACTGCAACGTGTTCATCGACAGCATCTGCGCCACGTCGGTCCAGACGTCGGGATGCCAGCTATGGGGCGGCAGCAGCATGAAGGTGGGCGGCAGCTTGCCCATCACGTCCAGCGCCTCGCCGATCCGGACGTGCTGCTCGTAGTCGTAGACCTCGTTGAGGTTGAACTGCCGCCAGAGCCGATAGACCTCGTCCAGCCGGTCCCAGCTCGCCCATTCCTCGACCCGCATCAGCCGGTCGCCGCTCGACTTCCAGTAGCCGTGCGCGTCGAGCTGCCAGCGCCCGCGCGAATAGCCGGTGCCGCTCACAGGAATCTTTCCCGGCGTCTCGTAGCTGACCGGCTCGCCGGCTTCGTTCCTATAGTCCGGCCGCGCCTTGGCGACCGGCGTGTCCGCATAGCCGTCGCTGCGGTCCGACGGCGGCTTGCGAAAGATCAGAATTTCCTCCGGGATACCGGTCCCCTGCCGCGTCCCGTCCTTGAGCTGCTCGCTCCACCCCAGCCGATAGGTCTGGTTGTTCTCACGCACGACGTCGGTCGTGTTCGTGATCTTGCCGATATAGGCGAACCCGGCCCGCATGAAGGCCGCGCGGGTGTCGTCGGCGAACGGATAGACCGTCTGGAAGCCCAGGCGGGTCAGCGCGCCCGGCACGATCCGGTCCTTCACATGGATGCAGGCGTCCCGGCCGGGCTTGAGGATGCGCAGCAGTTCGGGCGCCAGGAACCCCATCTGCTCGAAGAAGTGGCCGTTGTCGTCGGTGTGGCCGAAGTCCTCGTAGCGCGGCGAATACTCGTACTGCGTCGAGAACGGGATCGAGGTGACGATCAGGTCGACGCTGTCGTCGGCCATGCCCATGCATTCGGCCACGCAATCATTGTTGACGATCGAATACCCCTCGCCCGCCACCTCCACCCGCTCGACCCCAAGCGAGCGCGTCAGCGCCTGGGCCATGTCGAGGTTCGACAGCCCGAACTCGCGGATGATCCCCGCCATCTTCTCCACCATCAGATTGTGTTGAGCCCACTTGCGCTCCAGGTCGCGCCGCACCCGCCGCTCGCTCTCGGCGTAGATCACGTCGATCTCGACCGGCTGCGTCTGGCCGAACCGCTGGATGCGGTGGATGGCCTGGATGAAGTCGTGGAACTTGAAGCCCACCCCGACGAACACCGCCTTGTGGCAATGCCGCTGGAAATTGCACCCGGCGCCCGCCATCACCGGCTTGGCCGCCAGGTACGGGAACAGCCCGTCCGAGAACTGGATGATCCGCTCGGTGTTCACCGCCCCGTCCTGGGCGCCGTAGACCGAGAACGCGCCCGGCACGGCCTGCTCGATCAAGGTCCGCTCGTCCTCCAGGTCGTGCCAGAGGATGCGGTGCGCGGCCGGGTCGCCGGCCACGATCTGCGCCAGCTTGGCGACGCGCGCGACCAGGGTGGCGCGCTTCTCCCGCGCGCTCTCCACCACCCCGATCGCCGCATCGCGGAACAGCACCCCCTGCCCGCCCTTCTCGGGCGCGGCGTCGCGGTGATCGACCTTCACCTCATGCCAGCGCACCTGCATGGGCGGCAGCTCGTAGCCGTCGTCCGAACAGCCGAGATCCGACGGCCGCGAGATGAACAGCGCCCAGCTCGACACCCACAGCCAGAACTCCCGCTCCTTGTGCGGATGCAGGGTCAGCTTGTCGGCCTGCTCGGAATTGCGCTGGAAGAACCGCGTCTTGGCCTGGCCGATATCCATGATCCCCAGGATCGCCGCATAGGCCAACAGCTCGACGAAATCGTTGGGCGATGGCGTCGCCGTGGCCACGAACCGATAGGCCACGCCCTCCAGCAGCCGCATCATCTCGCGGAAAGTCTTGGTCCCGCCCATGCCGCGCAGGCACGCCGCCTCGTCCAGGCTGACGAACTGGAAGCCGGACGGGTCGACCTTGCCGCCCACCACGCTCTCGTAGTTGGTCAGGTAAAGGCCCGGCCCCCAGCACTCGACCAGCGACTGCACGAACCGGATCGCCACGCCCAGGCTGGCGGCGTCGCGCATGAACTCCTGGCGCACGCCCAGCGGCGCGACGATCAGGCCCCGCGCCCGGCCGCCCAGGTGCTCCAGCGTCCGCCGGCCGGCTTCGAGCTGCATGGAGGTCTTGGCCAGGCCGAACTTGGCGAACACCGCCCGCCGGCCGCCCCGCAGCATCCAGCGCACCGCCTTCCCGGCATGCGGCTTCAGCCAGGGATGCAGCGCCCGCTCCGGCAGGTCGAACCCCGACGGGTCGGCCAGCCGAACCTTGGCCTTGAGGAAGGCCTCGTAGTCCTCGCGCCTACGCATGGGCGGACTTCCGCCGGATCACGAACCGCCCCTCGATCCGTTCGAGCACGGGCGTCCCATGGACCAGCAAAATCCGCCCATCTCGGCCGAGCACGTAGCGGACCAGCCACCCGCCGACGGCGTCGACTTCCAGGACCCGGTCGATCGGCTCGCCGCTGACTAGGTCCACGACCTCCAGGCACATCCAGCCCCAGGGCGGCCCGCCGACCTTCGCGACCGTCAATTCCTCCTCGGTGAGCGACCGCTTAAGCATGGGCGAGCCTCGCCAGCTCGACCAGCAGCCAGAACAGCGTCACGACGCCCGCTCCGGTGAGGTAGCCGCGCGCGGCGCGGCGGTCCCGCGGCTTGGCGAGATCGAGCACGACACATCCGGCCACGACGGCGCCCACGATCTGGATGAGGCTCATGCGCGCCCCCAACGCCGGGCATGCAGGCCATTGAACGCCGCCCCCAGCCACCGCTCCAGGCCTGGGCCGGCCACCACGCAGGGCCGGCCGCGCGCATCCGGCTCGCCGTCGACCATCAGGCCCGCCGCCTTCCAGCGCTCGACCTCGGCTGTCGACAGGGTGTGGCCGCAACATACGATCCACCGCGCCTGACCGCGGGAAAACAGCGGAGCGCACAAGGGGATCGAGGGCGTCGCAGCCTCCGGCCGACCGCGCCGGCGATCCAGGTCGACGCCCCACGGCAGCCAGCCGCTCAGCAGGTAGAGGCCGATGGCGTAGGTGCGCTTGTTGGCGCGAACCTCAGTCATGGCCAAGCCTCCTCGACCGTGACGACCTCGCGCTCGTCGTCCTCCAGGTCCTCGGTCGCGGCGTCGAGTTCGTCGAGCCAGTCGATGGCCTGCTGCGCCACATATTCCAGCCAGGCGCGAAGCTGGACGGGGCGTTCACCCCCCCCCCGGTGTTGGGCCGCGCTCATCTCGCCCGCCCCTCGTCCCGGTCGATCTTCTCGATCGCCGCCACGATCAGCGCTCCGGCCCGCACCAGGTTCTCGCGATGGCTGCGGGGCTTCCAGTACCTCGGGTGCCAGGGCCACAGCCGCCCCTGCGGATAGGTCCGCGCCAGCGCATAGGTCGCCGCGGCGCGCTCCAGCTCATCGCTGCGATACTGGTCGTCGTGATCGGGGCTGTAGCCCTTCTCCCGCACCTGCCGCACCCGCGCCTCGCGGATGTCCGACAGCGCCCTGGCCATGGCCACGGCCGCGCGGCGCTCCTCCGTCGTCAGCCCGACGGGCGTCCCGGCGTCCTTCATGCCGCCTCCTTCCAATCCTGGGGTTCGATCAGGTCCGGGCAGTTGGCCCGGATCATCGCGATGGCCGGCGGCGGACTGACCATGTTGCCGATCATCTGGATCTGGTGGGTCTTGCTGACCGGCTCGCCCAGGGCGTTGACCGAAAGGTCGAAGCCGGGCCGCAGGCCCATGGCCGCCGCCAGCTCGCTCGGCTTGAGCATCCGCAGGCCGATATCGACGATCATCCAGATCAGCTCGTCGATGACCACCAGGCCGAACTTCAGCCGGCCCTGCAGCGTCGCCGCCGGATCGCGCCATTCGTCCGGCGTCGGAGGCCCAAAGTGGCGCCACAGGAATTCCAGCACCTGCGCGCGGCGGCCGACCGGCCCGCCCTCGAGGGCCAGGGCCGTCTCGATCAGTTGCTGGGTCGAGCCGAGCTGCACGATGGTCGACAGCGGGTCGGTCGCCGCCCGCCCGATCAGGCCGGTATTGGCCTGGAGCACATGCGCCAGGGTCAGGCCGTGCCGCGCCCGCCCGGTCGCCGACCGCATCGGATCGGCCAGGCCGGACCCCTCTCCGGTCGCGTAGTAGGAGGCGAGAGACCCGACCACGAGCTGGGTCTTGCCGCCGCCCCCTCCGGACATCACCGTCGGCGCTGGGTCGCCGATCGGGCGGCCGCTGACATTCGACCCGAACTGTCGGCCCAGCCAGGCGATCTGGACCGCGGTCTTGCCGCCGCCACCCGGCATCGGCGTCGGTGCGGGATCGTTGGCCGGGCCGCCGATGCTGCGCCCGAACTGGCGGTGCAGGCTGACGGCGGCCAGCGAGCCGCCGTTCTGGTCCGGCACGACGGCGGGATATGGCCCGGTCACCGGCAGGGCGCGAGGCGCCTGGCCATCGCGCTCACCATAGCGCGGGACGAGGTAGCCCGTGGCCAGAGCGGCGTCCGCCTTTCCCGTCACGGTCGGGAAGGGCCGCGCCGCGCTCGTCGGCGGACTGGACCCGCGCCGCCCGCCCACGCCCACTATGGTCGCCGACATTGCGGCGTGCCCGCCCGCCGAGGTCACGGTCCGCAGCGGGTCCGCAGCATCGTAGGCGCACCTGGCGTTCGACTGGTGCATGTCAGTCCGCACCAAGGAGCCGACGACCAGGCCGCTATGATGCGCGCCGGTCAACGTCTTGGCAGGATCGCGCGGATCGCCACGCCCGCCGCGGGTGTTCGAACCGTAGGCGTTGGAGATCATCCCGACGTCGACCGCAGCCAGCTCCCCTCGCTGCGCGCCGGTCACCGTCCGCAAGGGATCGCGCGCGGCGTGCGTCCGCAGGTCGCCCTGGTGGGTCAACGGAACCACAAACGGCTCGGCCGAGCCGATCACGAACCGCTCCAGCCCGCGGGCGATCCGGCTGTGCGTAGCGCCGACCAGCGGCCGCTTGACCTTCAGCCCCTCGGCCTTAGCCTCCTCCGGCGTCAGGAAGATCGACGGGCAGCGCTCATTCCAGTCGATGATCTCGCAGGCCCCGACCCAGGGCTTGCGGCCCAGCTTCTCGGCCAGATGCCGCGGCGCGTGGCTCGGCTCGGGCCAGACGATCGGCGAGGCCTCCAGCCCGGCCTCGATCCGGCCCACCCGGATGACGCCGACATGTTTCGCGATGGCGTAGAACCGCTTGCGCGTGGTCGGCGCGCCATAGTCCGCGGCGTTCAGGAAGCGATGCTCGACCCAGTAGCCGACCTGCTTCAGCCGCCGCACGAACCGCTGGAAGGTCTCGCCCCGTCGCTTCGGGATCGGTTCGCCCGCCTTGAGGCCGCTGCGATAGACCGGCCCCCACTTCACGAACTCCTCGACGTTCTCGATCATGATCGTGTCGATCGTCCGGAACACGGCCCAGGGGATGATCGACCAGGCCAGCCCGCGGATGCGTTCGGACCGCGGGGCCTTGCCCTTGGCCTTCGAGAAGTCGGTGCAGTCGGGCGAGAACCAGGCGAAGCCAATCGGCTCCCCCGGCCGCCAGGCGCGCGGATCTTCCTGCCAGATGTCCGCGCAGCGGTGTTCGGTGCGCGGGAAATGCCGCTGGTGCGCCAGCACCGCGACCATCCAGTGGTTCATGGCCAGGTCCGGGTCGGCCCCCAGCGCCTCGCGCACCGCCTCGGACGAGCCGCCCCCGCCGGCGAACCCCACCACCTTCAGCTTGCCGGGCGCGCCGGCATGGATCGGCCGCCTTGCCGGATGCAGCGGCCAGCTTCCGTCAGCCATGGCCGCCCCCGAAGCCGGCCAGCGCCGCCTTGCCGGCCGCGGTCAGCCGCCAGCCGACCTCGCCGCGCCCCTCGACCATGCCCTTGGTCGTCAGGGTGACCAGCAGCGAGCGCGTCTGCTTCTCGGTCAGGCCCGCGCCCCAGGCGAGCGGCCGGACCCGCCGCCGCGCGCCGCCGGCCAGGGCGGCCAGCACCGCCGCCTCCATGGTTCCGGCCTGGACGCTGCGCGGCCGCTGCCGGTCCTTCGGCGTCGGCTTGGGCGGATGCACGAAGATCGGCGCTTCAGGCTCGGGCGCGGAATAGACCGCGGTGTCCTCGCAGGCGCGGCGCAGGTCCTCGGCGTTCACCCCCAGCATCTGCGCCAGGGTCTGCCAGCCCGTCCGCGGACGCCGGGCGCGGGCGAACGCGATATGGTAGGGGTCCAGCCGCCGGCGCGGCGATGATCCGGGCTGGCCGCTCATGCCCCCTCCGGCCGGCTCGGGGGCCGGTCCTCGGTGCGGGCGGCCGCCGGCTGGGCGATCCACAGGCCGAACTCGGCCGCCCAGCGGGCGCGATAGGCGCTGTAGGCGGCCTGGCGGCGGTCGCGCTGCATCGGGTCGCGGTGCGGACGCAGGGCCGGGCTCATTCGTCCCGCCCCGTCTGCGCGCGCCAGGCCGAGGCCTCTTCGGCGCGGAGCTGGTGCAGGGCCGCGTCGAGCTGGCGGACCCCCGGCGCCAGGAAGGCGGCGCACGCCGTGCGCGCCATCGGCCCGGTCGTCGGCAGCACCAGGTAGCGCGCCAGGTGCAGGAACGCCCCGGCCATGGTCCGGCAGGCGCTCGACCCGACCGGGAAGTTCTCGGGCGCGAGGTCGCGCAGCGCCACCATCAGCCGCGAGAGCGCCTGCCCCGGCTGGCGCAGGGTCGCCTCGTCCGCGCCCCCGTCCACCAGTTCGGCGTGCAGGCAGATGTCGCCGGCATAGGCGATGGCCGCGGTCCATTCGGCGCGGACCGCGGCGGCGGGCTTGGGGGCGCGCGGGGCGAACGCGCCTGGCGCGCGTGGCTTACCGAAAGCCATGGCTGGCCTCCATCGGTTGTGGCGCGGCTCGGGACTCATGCGAGCGTGGCGCGGGGATCGGGTGAAGGGGGAGCGGCCCATGGCGGCAATGCACGAGGCGCCGAAGGCGTCGGCCTATGTCGACGTCGCAAGACGGGGCGTGGCGCGCCTGCTGGATCGATTGGGCCGCCGTCAGCGCGCCCCGGCGGGGGAAGACCCGCCTGAGATGGGCGCTGCGCCGGCCTTGGCGCTCTCCGAACTGGCGGAGGAAGTCGCCGACGGCCTGGTGACCAACGAGCCCACTGAGGACCTGCCGCCGCCTGACATCCGTATCCGCTACGATACGGCCGGCGAGCAAAGCGAACGGGACATCACACTTGAGAAGGTGTGGCGCGAGAGCGGGAAGGTCTATTTCCGGGGCATATGCCATCTGCGCCGGGTAGCGCGCGCGTTCCGCGCAGACGGGACGCTCCAACTGACCGACCTGACCACTGGCCAGATCGCTCATAACCCTCAGACCTGGCTGCTTTCTCACCCGCTGTTTGCGGCGGGACCCAACGAGAGCCCGGCTCGTCCGCTCAGCGAAGCCGTCGAGGACATCGACCGCAGCGCGGTCATGCCAACGGTCATTCACATCCTCTACGAGACGGCGGCAGGCGACGACAGCGAGCGAGCCGTCACATTGCAGTCGGTCTGGCGCGAAGGCGGCAAAGTCTATTTCCGCGGGTTCTGCCACCTGCGCGGAGAGCTGCGATCGTTCCGCGCCGACCGGGTGATCGAACTTACCTGCCTGGCGACTGGTGAAGTTCCAGACGAGCCGCTGGCTTGGCTCCAGGCCCACGCGCTGTTCGATCCAGCTCGCCAGGGCGATCCAACGGCGGCCGCCATTCGCAAATGCCGGGATGAATTGAGCGTACTGGCTTACCTCGCCCACGCAGATGGAGCGCTCGATCCCGACGAGGTCGAGGTGGCGATCGACCTGGTCATGATGGCGACCGAGGCCGAGATCGACCGCGACCGGGTCGCCGCACACGTGCGCCGCCTTACACCGGCCGCCTCCGCGACGGACATCGAGGCGGCCGTGACACGCATCGCCGGCCGCCCCGAACGTCTCGCCGCCTTCCGAAGGGCCAAACGCCGGCTGGTCGACGCTGATGGCTTGCTGCACGTGAGCGAGCAGCTCGCAGCGGCCGAGATCGCCGCCTTCATTGAGGCGCGGCTGGACCGCGAGACCGACCGCGAGATCAGGGAGTTCGCGGTCTACGCGCTGGGCGCGGACGCGCCCGGCCTTTCGCCGGAAGAGCTCGGGGCCCTCTACGACCAGGCCCGCCGGATCGTGACGGGCGAAGGCGAGTAGATCCCCGCCCCACGACGCCGCTCCAATCTCGCCAGACGCGACTCGGAGTCGCCTCGCAGGGGGCGCCAGGTTGCTGGACTCCCCATACGTGTAGTCTTCTGAGGGACTCGCGCTCCCATTGTGGGCGCAGCTCAAGTAGCGGCAGGTCAAGCCGCTGGGGGGAAAAGTAACGATGTCGGAGGGAACACCCGGCCTCACCGCAAGAGAGCGCGAACTTGCCCAGTTGCTGGTCCAAATTCTAGAACAGCGACAACCGGCGCGCCCGAGAGGCTTCATCGCCATGGATCGCGAGAGCGCAATGGCCTTCGCCAATCTCAAGGACGCACTCAAGATCAGCAGGGACACGCTCGCGCTTGCGACCGAGCACGTCGCATTCTTGGAAGGCGTCATTGCCGACGCCCCCCCGCCACTGCGACGCGGCCGCCGGGGTAGGCGCAGCTAAAATCCACTGGCGGATCGAAATGCCTTCGCCCGATTTCTCCGTCAGTGAGACTGATGATGTCCCTGACCGCGTTCCGATCCGGCGTCCGCCGCCGATCATCTGAAAACGGAAGCCGCCATCGGGCGATAGTCATCGGATGGCGGCCGAGGAGACGGGCCGCCTCGACGTTCGAGACGTCGCGGTCCCACAGCCAGCGGTCGAAGGGCGTGCGCCCGACCAGGCGCAATCGCGGAATGGTGTTTTCGGTGTCCATGAAGCGTCCCATTCGGTGACGCCAGGGATACGGAAACTGATTTGGTCGTTTTCACAACCATATAGTTTGGCTATATAGCGCCATGCTATCGCTCGCGACCGTCAATGGCGCCCGACAGTATCGTTGGATGACCCAACGATATGACGCCGCCACCGATGACGACGCGATCAAGGCAGCGATCGCCGCCGCGGAGGATGAGGACGAAGCGGAACTTCAGCTTTGGGCCGAGACGATCCGCATCGTCCGCTCCAAACGGGATCTCAGCCAAGAAGTAGCCGGAGCCCGGTTTGGCATCAGCGGTCAAGGCTGGCGCAAATACGAGGCGGGCGTCGCTCCGGGCATCTTCAGGCCCGGCACGCAGCGCCGTATCGCGTTCGCGCTCGGCGTCCCTGCGGACTACCTGCGGAGCGTAAAGGAAGACATCGCGCAAGGGCTCGCCGGAGCGAGGGGCCACACATCCCCCAGCAAGGACAGCAACCCACAATACCTTGAGATTTCCGAGAGGGTTCAAGCAGGTGCGTGGATTTCCGCGGATGAGGCGATTAGGCGCCAATCAACCATCGCGCCGGACCCGCGCTACAACCAGGCCAGCCAATGGCTGGCGGAGGCGGTCGGAGATTCCGCACAAGACCTGCGAATTTTCGATGGAGACCTCGTCCACCTCGTCGATGCAGAAGCCATTCGCTACAATCCGATTTCCGGCGATGTTGTGGAGGTCGAACGAACCCGTTTCGATAGCTCCGAACGCGAACTCAGCATTCGCCAAGTCGAAGTTACTCCGACCGCCATCATCCTATGGGCGCGATCACCGAACCCGCGCTGGAAGGACCCAATCGTCGTTACGAGCGAGGACGCCAGCTCCTCGACGGCCCCGCGAATTCGCGCCCTGGTCGCGGGCGTAACCCGACGGTACTGAGCAAGGATCAGCACCATTTAGTTTGGTTTTCGGTTGACATCAGCACCAAACTGGTTGGTTTCTAACCCCGTTCCGCGCCCGACCGGCAAGCCAATGGTGGCCCGAGGTCCTGTGAGAGGCGTACTGCGCGCCCTGCGTTAGGGGGATCGGCGACGCGGAACGGGGGAACACCTCGTGACCGCGACTGCCGCCCAGCGTGAATGCGTCCCGTTGAAGCCCACGCCGGGGCTGAAGCTCTCCCCCGGCCCCTATCGAGCATTGGATGACGGAACCATCCTGGCCGCCGACGGCCATGTGGTCTGCGTTCTCGGCTGCCCCGAGGAGGGTCTGACCGAACAGGACGTCACCAACGCCGCCGTCCTCCTCGTCCTGCCCGAGCTGATCGAAACCCTCGCGGATCTGGCGTGCAAGGCCTCCGGCGCGACGGTCTATCTGCCGCCCGGCGATCGGGCGGACATATCCGGCCTCGTGGAGCGGAGCGTCGGCCTGGTCCGGCGCGCCCGCTTCGGGAGCAGCCGATGACCGCCCCCCGCCTCACCCCGGCGGCCCAGGCCCATCAGGTCGTCGCCGCCGCCCTCGGCTACCGCCCCGCGCTCGAGGCCGTGCTGGCCGACCTGCCGGCCGTTCGCATCGCCGCCATGCTCGTCGCCCTCGAGGTCGCGTTCGAGATCGAACTCGACGCCGACGACGCGCTGCGGGCCGGGACCTTCGCCGGCCTGCTCGACCTGGTGGAACTGCGCCTGGCCGTCGCCCACCTCCAGGCGCCTTTTCAAGGCGTCACGATCTACGACTTCACCGCCATCCGCGCGGCCATCGGCCGCCCGGTCCGCCCGCCGCCGCCCCGATCCGGCCCCGTTACCGGCCCTCCGGCCGCCTCCGTCTCGTCCTTCGCCATGGACGTCCCGCCTTTCAGCGTCATCGGCGCGCCAGACTATCTGGCCCCCAACCTCGTCCGCAACCCCGCCCCCGAGGCGCCGGACGCCGGCGAGGCCGCAGACCCCGGCGAGGACGAACGCCCGCCGCGCGAGCGGCGCGGCCCCCCGACCTGGCGCCGCTGCGCGGTGTTCATGCTGCAGATCTTCATCCTCGGCTTCGCCCTCAAGATCGCCCGCGCCTGCATCGCGAGCGCTTTGGGCTGGCCGCAATAGCGCGAGGCTCCATGACCGTCCCCTTTTCCCCGACCGCCGCCCAGAACGGCCCGCTGCTGCGCGCCATCCGGTCCGGCGAGGCGACCTCGCCGTCGGACCTCGCCGACCGCGCCGGCGTCCTGCCCAACCACATCCACCGCAAGCTGGACTCCCTGGAAGCGGAGGGCTTCATCTTCCGCGCCACGACCGGCCCCAAGCACGTCGCCGCCGTCACCGAGGCCGGCGAGCGGGTGCTGGCCGCCCTCGACCTCTACGAGACCGGCGCGGCCCCGGCCGGCGACGTGGTGATGATCCCCATCGACCGGATCGATTTCAATCCCGACAACCCGCGCAAGACCTACGACATGTTCGCCATCCCGGAGATGGCCCAGTCCATCGCCGACAAGGGCGTGCTGCAGCCGCTCATGGTCCGCGCCCGCCGGGACGAATTCGGCCAGGACCGCTTCGAGCTGATCATCGGCGAGCGGCGCCTGCGCGGCGCCCAGCGCGCCCGCGACCTGCGCTGGGTGGCCGAGGACTACGCCGTCCCCTGCCAGGTGCGCGAGGTCACCGACGACGAGGCCTTCGAGATCATGGGCGTCGAGAACCTCCAGCGCGAGGACCTGCACTGGATGGACGAGGCCGAGTTCTACAAGGGCCTCGCCGATCGCGGCCGCTCGGCCGCCCAGATCGAGCGGCTGATCGGCTCGGGCGTGCGCAAGAAGCGCTCGATCCAGGAGCGCATCCAGTTCGCCCGCGAATTGTCCGACGCCGACAAGGCCCGCACCCGCCTTCCCGACGGCGATCCTCAGCGCCTGACCGTCGACCAGTGCCGGGCCATGGTCGGCGAGAAGAAGGAGCGGCCGGCCCTGGACATCAATCCGCGCCTGACCCTCGCCCTGCTGGAGCTGCTGGACGCCCGGCCCGAGGTCGGCCCCCTGAAGCAGGGCGACGAACACCAGGTCCGCCTCTACGCCGCCCCGGTCGGCGGGCCGCTGGTCGCCCTGGCCGACCGCAAGCTGCTGGCTTGGGCCTTCGCCGGTCCCGACGTGGTCGCCAAGGTCCGCATCACCGAGGACCTGCATCGCTTCCTGGAGCAGAAGGCGTTCGGCGAGGATTTCTCGCCGGAGCGTCAGGCCGCCCTGCTGGCCGCGCGCCGGGCCGCCATGGGCGATCTCCAGGCCACGACGGTCAGCAGGGGCGAATACGCCACGCCCGAGCTGAACCCGCCGCCCGAACCGGCCGTCCCGCTCGCCGCCGCCCCCGATCCGAACGCCCCCAATCCGAACGTCGCAGCGGACCCCGCCCCCCCGGACCCTGCGGCCGACGGCGGCGAGGCCTCGCCCCAGGCCTCGCCAGCGCCTCGTCAGGAGCCCGAACCCGAACCGGCCCCTGACGAGGCGCACCAGCTCGTCATCCTCGAACTGGCGCACAAGATCTGGCATGCGGGCCAAGCCCGCACGCCGGGCGACTGGGGGGCCGAAGTCGCCCAGGGCTGGCACCTCGACCGACGCGCCCAGCCGATGATCTTCGCCAAGCTGATCCGCGTCGCCCCCATGGGCGCGCGCACCCTGATGTCCCTGACCGACAGGTCGCTGGACTGGCTTGGATCGCAGGGCGCGCACATCGAGGACGGCCGCGCCGCTATCGGCGACGAGCTGCTGCTCTATCGCCAGCTCGAACACGACGCCGAGCCGGTCGGCCCCGGCCCCTACTCCATCGCCTGGCTCAATCCCGAACGCCCCGCCAAGGCCGAGGCGCCGGAGGCCGCCGCGCCAGGCGCCGGAACCCCGACCGGGACCGAAGCCGATGCGTCTCAGCCCAGCGACAGCAACCTTCCGCCGGCCGCCGCCATCGAGGTCCTCTCGCCGCCGCCGTCCGCCGCGACCTTCGCCGACCAGGTCCGCCGGGTGTCGGCCGAGGGGCGCGTCATCCAGGGCCTCGCCGCCGCCAATCGCGAAGCCGTCCGCCTGATCCGCAGCGCCGTCAGCCGCAAGCTGACCTCGACCGAGGCCGACAAGGTGGTCGCCCTGCTGGAGGCCGCGCACGACGCCGCCCGCCCGCATATCGACGAGGCCGCGCAATGAACCGCCGCGCCCTCCAGATGATGCTGCAGGCCAAGGCCAACGACCTGGCGTCCAAGACCGGCCGGGGCGTGGTGATCGTCGCAGCCGACGAAACGCGCGAGGCCGGCCAGAGCGAGACCACGACGACTGCGGCGGCCAGCCGCCTCTCCACCTACGCGACCATTTCCGTGGTCCGGCACCTGCTTGTCGCCACGCGCAACATCGAAGCGCAGCACGCCTGCGACTGCGCCGCCTGCACGGCCCGCCTCGACATGCTGGAGCAGCTCCTCGACCTGCTCGGCGAGCCGGCGGCGACCGGCGAGGCGGCCGCAGCCGGAGCGCTCCACTGATGCGCCCCGACCAGCACCCGTTCCGCCATGGCGGCCTGTGGTGGCGCATCGCCGCCGAACTGGCGGCCGGCCCGCGCCGCTTCGGCGACCTGTTCCGCGCGACCCGCGCCCGCGCCCGGCCGAGGTCCGAGGAGAAGGCCCGTTTTCAGCATGCGCTCCGCGCCATGTCGCGGGTCGGCCTGCTCCGCAAGGACGCGGCGGGCTTTTGCCTGACCACGCACGGCGTGCGCGAACAGGCCCGCCTGGGCGGCCTGGAGGCGACCGGCCAGGCCCTGGACGACGCCGCATGAACTTCGCGACCCACCTGCCGATGTGGACCGTCTACGACCACCCGCTGGACAATCCGCAGAACTATGTCGCCCGCCTCTGGCTCTGCGGTCCGGAAGGGCCGCGCGCCACGCAGCACGTCCTCGCCGATCCGGACCTCGACGCCCTGCGCGAGCAGGTCCGCGCCTCGGCCGCGCGGCTCGGCGTCGGCGTCGTCCGCATCGCGCGGACGCCCGACGACGACCCCGTCATCCTGGAGACCTGGCTATGAGCGCCGCCTGCAAGGCCGTGGGTTGCACGGCGCGCCGAGGTGGAAGCGGCTTCCTCTGCCGCGACCACTGGTACGGCCTCCCCATCCCCCTGCGCCGGGACATCAACGCCAAATGGCGCGCCTATCGCGCCCACGACGGCGATGACGCCCGCCCGCTCTTCATCGACTACGTCGCCGCCTGCGACGAAGCGATCCGCCTGACCGCCGACCGCGAAGGCGCGCTGGCCGACTTCACCCCGGACGCCCCGCGGCTCCGCGCCATTTCGGAGGCCCGCAGCCGTGCCCGCTGACCAGCGCTCCCTGACCTCGAAGCCGCCAACCCCGGCGCAGCTCGCCGCCCGCAGGACGCTGGAGGCGGCGCTGCGCCAGCACGCCGCCCTCGACCCGATCGAGCTGTGCGCCGTCGTCGCCTACACGCTCGGCCAGCTCGTCGCCCTGCAGGACCAGACACGCTTCACCGCCGAACAGGTGATGGCGGTCGTCTCCAGCAACATCGAGGCCGGCAACGCCGATGTGATCGCCGACCTGCTCGGCCGCACCCGCGGGGAGGCCTGACATGAAGGCGCCCGCCACCGTGATCGAGGCCACCCTCGAACTGACCATCGCGCACGCGATTTGCGATGGGTTCTGGGAAACGGCTGAATTGCCCGAGCGCTGGGCGACGACGTCGCACGTCAAGCGCGCCGTGTTCATCGCCTGCGCACGGCGGGCGATCTCTGCGGGCCGCGCCTACCGCGAAGCGCGCCGCGCCGCGGCGCAGGAGGCCCGCGATGCCGGCTGACCGCCACAATGAGGCGGCCCCCCGCCCGCTCCAGGCGATGATCGAGAGCGCCGGGCGAGATCCCGTCGCATTGAACATCCTGGCCGAAAGCCTCCTGGTCGGCAGCGGCATGTTCAACTACCCGAGCGACCCGCGCCGGCAAGCCTGGGTCATCCAGGAGATCGCCGACCACGCCCAGGATCGGGTGCGCGCCGTGCGCCGCACACTGGATCGCGGAGGCGGCGCCGCGAGCGACGCAACGTGAGCCTCCACCCTGCGCCGCCACCGGCGCCGGCTGAAGAAGATCCGCCGCCCGAACTGCTGCGCATCATCCAAGGCCTTGCGCGGATGAACGCCCGCCGGGACTATGCCGCCCAGCAACAAGCCAGCCAGGAGCCGCGGCCCGACGCCGCGTGACACGCGTGCGCGCCGCCATCTACGCCCGATATTCCGACGAACGGCAGAATGAGCGCTCGATCGCCGATCAGGTCGCCGTCTGCATGGCCCACGCCGAACGCCAGGGCTGGTCCGTCGTCGCCAGTTTCACCGACGCGGCGATCTCGGGCTTCGCCATGGCCAACCGGCCAGGCGTCAACGCCGCCCTCGCCTCGGCCGAGGCCGGCGCCTACGACGTGCTGCTGACCGAGGACATGGACCGATTGGCCCGCAACCTCGAACACCAGGCGCACCTCTACAATCGCCTCTCGGCCGCCGGCGTCTCGATCGCCACGCTCTCCACCGACAAGGTCGGCCTGATGGAGGTCGCGTTCAAAGGCCTGATCTCCCAGCAGTACCTGATCGACCTGGGCCAGAAGACCAGCCGCGGCATGCGCTCCAACGCCGAGAAGGGCCTGGCCACCGGCTCGCGCCTGTTCGGCTACCGCTCCGCCCCAGGCGGCGACATGGTGATCGTGCCCGAGGAGGCGGCGATCATCGTCCGCATCTGCCAGGACTATGTGGACGGCCATAGCGGCCGCGAGATCGCCGACGGCCTCAACCGCGCCGGGATCAAGGGACCGCGCGGCGGCTGGTGGAACGCCAGCTCCATCCTCGGCTCCCGTCAGCGCGGCAACGGCGTCCTCAACACCGAACTCTATGCCGGCGTGAAGGTGTGGAACCGCATGGTCGTGAAGAAGGACCCCATGACCGGCAAGCGCACGCCGGTCATGAAGCCGGAAAGCGAGTGGCGCCAGACCCCGGTTCCGCACCTGCGGATCGTGCCCGAGGCGCTCTGGGCGCAGGTCCGCGCGCGGCGGCAGGCCGAATCGCAACAGCGCGCGACCGACCTCACGCACAAGCGCTCACCCTCCCTGTTCAGCGGCCTGCTCAAATGCGGCCGCTGCGGATCGTCCTACACCGCCCATCGGGCCGGCGTGCTCTACTGCGCTGGCAACAAGGAGCGTGGCGCCGCCTTCTGCACGAACAACCGCTCGGTCCGCCGCAATGAGGTCGAGCTGCGCGCCCTCGACGGCCTGCGCACGCGCCTCCTGTCGCCGGCGGCCGTCCGGGCCTATGTCAACGCCTATCGCGACGCCTATGAGGCCGAGGCCCGCGCCCACCGCGAGGAGCGCCGCCCGCTGGAGAAGCGCTCGGCCGAGCTGGGCCGCACGATCGAGCGGCTGGTGGACGCGATCTGCGACGGCTCGGCGACCAAGGCCATGCGGGACCGCCTGGTGAGCCTCGAGGCCGAGCGCGAGGAGATCGAGCAGCGCCTGGCGAAGGGCGACATGCCGCCCACGCCCGTCGTCGCCCTCCACCCACGCGCGGCCGAGACCTACGCCGTCCAGGTCGCCAAGCTGCAGGCCACCCTCGCCGACGCCCAGCGCGATCCTGAAGAAGCCGCCGCCAATCGAGGCCTGATCGAGAGCGTGCGCGGCCTGGTCGACCACATCGCCATCACTCCTTTGAGCGAAGCCAAGGGCGGCCCGGTGAAGATCACCCTGCACGGCGACCTAAGCCGCTTCCTCAAGGACCCGGCCGAGCACGCAGCGCCGAAGTTGGGGACGATTGGTAGCTGGGGGCGGGATCGAACCGCCGACCTGTGGGTTATGAATCCACCGCTCTAA